GCGTCGAAAATTATCACCAAAAATCAGCAAATCAGGCTGGATTTTGGTGTCGAGATCCCGATAAGGTTCAGACGTCCGGTGATTTTGCCGGACGCAAACCCAAACCCGTTTAAGGACCACTACAATGAAGATGCTAACTGAACAGCAAATCGACCTTGTTAACAACACTTTTGGATCCGCTGCTGCGTTATCCACCAGCGCACACCATCACGACAGACGTCAGCATGCGTGGGTGATCCTGTTGAGTCGGTCGACCAGCTGGGATAATCCAAGCCGGTTGAGATCTCAAGCCAGAAACGCGTTACTCGAGGCGACCCGGACAATCGCACGACAAGCTGGTTTCGGCCGACGATCGACGCTCTCCGCGCTGCAGTGGCAAGCAATACCGGACGATCACGCAATCAGCCTCACAGACGTTGTAATTGCTGACGATACCCGCAGCGGTTTATCCTCCCACTGGCTGCTATCGGACTGTCGCAGGTCGTTGACCGACGATCCCGAATTGCTGGGGGGCCGCGCCAAACTGCTCGTTCGCATTCGGGCAATCAAAACGGTGCGACGGTACCGCAAATCTCAGCCGCTGGATTATCGACAAATCAGGCGAATGGCTTGTGCAATCGCTGTTGAAGAGCACTGTTCGCCGGGCGCTGAGACGGCGCGAGATGCCTATTTGGACTACGCGTTTGACGTCTTGGGCGGCATGTCATCTCTGCAGTAACACTCACACACACTCACTCACACTCACACTCACGCTTCACTCACAAACCACAATCAGGACAACTACAATGACACCAACAACAACAGACTACACGCTCGTTCCGGTTCCGACACGAGAAGAAATGCAGCTTAAAAGCCTCGAAGCGGTCCTTCGAGACCCTAAAAAACGCGCCGAGCTACTATCGGACGACATCAAGTGCGCCAAACTTTGCGAGTCCAATCACCTTCGGTCTATTCTCGAGGCTGCGATTCTCGAGGCGGACGAAACCCCGGACGAAACCCCGGCTGAAAAACGAGAGCGAAAGGCCAAAAAGGCAGCTAAAAAGGCAGCTAAAAAGGCAGCTAAAAAGGCAGCTATTGAGTCTGCAGCTGTTGAGCTCGCACCGACACCAAAACCGACACCAAAACCAGCACCAAAACCAAAACGCAAACCAGCGCCAACCGTTACCTACCGTGTTCGACTTGTCAAATCGGGCTCAACTGGAAAAATCATGCGAGGATTAAACTCGTTTCGCGCCGGAGGCAAACCTTTTCGGGCATCGGTCCACACAATCGCCCTCGAAACCCTACACGATGGTGTTGTATTTACCCGGTCGATGCATGGCAGCGCCGAAGGCGCAGCCTGGTTTGCCGTTGCGTCTCAATCGGCAGATCTGGCAAAGCTAGAGCACCGGCTAGGCTAGCGCATAGCGCACCACAACCACAACCACAACCACCTTCACCAAACCCGGTAGCCAAAACTACCGGGTTTTTTTATGCGCACCACAACCACAACCACAACCACAAGCCTTCATACAAGTTCTGGCTGATTGTGGTGGATGGTTATATATATAGTGGTGGAGTGGTTGAGGACAACAACGGCGGCCAGCCTTCAAGACAACAACCTTCAAGACAACAACCTTCAACAACCACAAAATCCCCCCACAACAAAACACAACACAACGCAAGTTCAAGACAACCACAACCACAAGCCAAAACACAAGCTCTGGCTGAGACTGATTGTGGTTGGTTATATATATAGTGGTTGATAGTGGTTGATGATCGATCATCTTGGCTGATAGTGCTCAAAAATTCTGACAATACGCTAGGTTGCCAGATTTGGGGTCATCCTTAGCCATCTCGATCGTCGTAAAATTAAATACAGTCTTTGTTTGTGTCGATTTCGTCATTCCACGACAATTCAGGCCAATTCCAGCCTTGACCAGCAAAAACGCTGGCCAAAAACCACCCTAGGTAGTAAAAAGATGGGAGGAGGGGGGTGGCTTTGCCCATTCGGATCGCCACACTATATTAGGTAAGGCCTCCGGAATTTTCGAAATCTGGCCAAGCCTACCCCCTTTTTGGGTTGACCCTTTTTGGGTATAGGGATAATGTTGTTTCGGTCTCTGTTTGAATGGGAATGCGGGTTTTTCATTTGCCGGCTCCAGTCTGGACAATTCCCTGTAGTTGTTTCCCCTCTGGGCTGGGGTTGGTTTTTTACTAAGGTGAGATAATGAGAATCAAGACATACAAGGGATTTGAGATCGGCTTAGTTACGGGGCCAGCATGGAATGAGACGAGCAAGGGCTATGGTAAGTTCTGGGCGTGCGAAGTTCTTCGTCCGTTCCAGTATCTCCGCTCGGACGGGACTGTCAGGGCTGGTGTTGTCGGTTTTTCCGCCCATAACGAGCCGAGCGGTTGGTTCGATTCGCTGGTTGAGCTGGAGTTGCTGATCGATAAGTACCAGAGGGCTCAGGACTCGGAAACGGCCGAACCATTAATATAGAATTGAATCGCCGCCATGCTAACGGCTGCGAATAACAAGGTGGAGTTATGATTGCGTGAGCCGCAACCTCTGGGCTGGGTTGGGGTTGGTTTTTGGTACTCAACATTTTTCAAGGCGATTTCATGGTTCAATCGACAGACGGGCAATTGAGTTACGGTGTAGTGTTCGATGAGGACTTTGAGTTTCCTTGGGACGCGGAGAAGTGGGAAGGCGATATTGAAGAGTGGTGGCGGGACGTAAAGGGATTTTCAAATCCGATGTACTATCCATTTGACCAGGAAGGCGATTACGAACCTGGCTACAATTGCGGATCGCCGGAAGTGGGGGATTATTTTCGTTATCGCCGCGAATGGCTTGAATCGAATCCTATCCCGATCGAAGTTGTGAATTATTGCAGCTGTGATTGTCCGCAGTATTTGCTGGCCTCAAGGCACATGTCATGCAGCAGAGGCAGGCCGCAAGAAGTGTCGGTCGAGTTTCTTCGCGAGACGGACGAAGCGTTTCAAGACCTCGCAGCGTTTTTGGACGAGTACGACATTAAATCCGAAAACGAGGCGTCGTGGTGGCTGACGAGTTATTGGGACTAAGTTGGCAGATCGTTTACGGCAGGAGTGTTGTTTTGACTGAGATCCCGATCAATCAAATACTTGCAAAGATACGAGAGTCGTCTGTCGGGCACACATTGGAGGAAGTTGAGGCAAATGCTTTAGCGTCTGGCTGGTATGTTCGAGTAATGCGCGTCGATGGCGAGTCATGCCTTGGGACTTGCGACTACCGACCCGATAGAATTAACGTAACCGTGGTTAAGGGCAACGTTTCTGAGGTGGTTTCAATCGGGTGACGACGGGCCGTAGTCTGGTTTTTTAGGGTGAAGCAATGACGATGACGTTCGGAAGTCTCTTCGCTGCTTTCCGTGTTTCGATGGTGTTTGGTTTACTTCAGAAGAAAAGACATGCAGATTGACAAAGTCACGATAACGGGTGCGGACGACAGCACTGATGTTCAGTGGATGCTTTCGATGCAAGAACGATTCCCGTTTGTTGAGTGGGGTCTCTTAGTTTCCAAAAGCCAAATGGGACGCTATCGGTTCCCGTCGCTTGACTGGCTGGCAAAACTGGCACCGCATCAAGACAAGTTGGCGACCTCCATGCACGTCTGCGGCAAATGGGTACGAGAAATTTGCAACGGCAATTGGGTTAATTTACTTATCGATGTCGGTTTGGTCGCTGGGGGTTGCCAGCGAGTGCAGTTGAATTTTCATGCCCACACGCACAAGTTGGGCGATTGTGTTGTGGGAGGTTCTTGTGTCGAGCAGGCCGAGTAATATGAATCGATTGGTTTCGTTGGAGTCGTTGCTTCTGGTTGGTGCGAGGCTGAGCGAGATTTCGGTATCGTTGAAGGTGAGTCCGAAGGTTGTTCGTCAGGACATTGCGAAGTTGACAGCTGCGGGCAGTGATGCTTGTTATTCGCCGTTGAGTTATCGTTGGTATTGTCGGCGGGCAATTTTCTCAGCGAATCTCCGTTCGGTGGCGAGTTCGGTGGCGACTGGTCCTCACCGCGACTTCCAGTTGGCTGGTGAGTTGTATGGTCGTCTTCGGTTGGCGTTCGCTTTCGGCGAGCTCATGATGTTTAGTTCAGCGTGGGGCGGAGGCAGAATTCCGACTGGCGTGTCTTATCGCTGGGTGTTTAATGTGGACGGTTCATCTTATGGCATTGAGCATTTTGTTTCTTTCGTGGACCTGGTTGCAAGTTTGTCGGTTGAGGCTCATGCGGATCGTTTGATCGCTGAGTGGACGGCCGAGCATGAGCGGCTGAGTCTTGTTTCAAAGAATGGAGAATGATGGCTTACTATAGAGTAACTGGAGTGGAATTGTCGGTTGAGATTCAGGAGCATTTCAAGCAGGAACTGAAGTGTCACCGGGCCGCAAGGAAGTGGATGAAAACGTACGGCGGCACGGATTACTACACTGGTAGTTTCCACCGCCATCGCATTTCGGGGATTGTCTCACATGTGTGTCCCGGGCCAGAGTGGTGTCACCCAGAGTTAAGTTCCAGCGGGGCGTATGACTCAACGCACTGGCGTCCTCGGCGGACTAAAAAGGGTGGTCTGGTCCGCAAAGAAATGGAATCTCTGCGGGTAATGTGTGTTGTGGATCTTCAGAAGATTATCAGCTACAAGCCCGGCTTCTTTCAGACCATGGGGTATTTCTGGTGCAAGAAGACCCTTGTGTTCTTGTTTGAAATTCACAGCCGGTCGTACACTCCGCCTCGCGGCGTGAATCGGATCACTGACATTGAGTTTGAGGAGATAGTCAATCGAAGCAAGAAGTGAAATGATCTCACATTTGTTTCGGAATATCAGTTGACGTGTTGTACCGGCATCGGTACTATCCTTTAGTCGACAGGCAAGTGTCGCACACTGGAAGCACTCCGCGAGTAATCGTGGCAAGGGAAACCCGCTCATGAGTCTTGCCGCTCATGAAGCGGGTTTTTTCATGGAGAGTACGGATGAAGAATTTCAGATTTACGATGACTGGGTTTATGCCTTTGCTGATGCACGCCGACAATGTCGAAGGGGCAGATGGGTTGAAGGAATGGCGGAAATCCCCGATCAACAAGGGCGTGAGTGTAGCTGGTGATGACCGTTCGCCGCCTTGGACATGGCAAACGTATTGCTACCACGATGGAGGGCACATCGTGATGCCGTCGGAGAACATCATGGTCGCACTTCGCCAGGCTGGGACTCAGTTGAATTTGAAGGGGCAGAAGACTTTCAAGGAACTCACCCAAACAGGCCTGTTGATTTCGACCGAGGCGTGCGAGTTCCGCAACAACGGCAAGCAAATCAAGTGGGATGACGTTATTGGCATGCGTGAGTTGACATTTGCTGAGCAGTCGGCTGCTTGTAAAAAAATGGGTTTTGACTTGTTTGTCAAGCGGGCCAGTGTTGGTAAAGCGAAGCACATTCGCGTTCGCCCGAAATTTTCACAATGGACAGTGACCGGCGAAGTCATGGTCCTGAAGCCGGATATCACGCCGGTGATTTTGGCACAATTGTTCGAACTGGCGGGCAAGGCTGGGTTGTGTGACTGGCGACCAGCGGGGAAGACTCCGGGTCCGTATGGTCAGTCAGATGCTGTTGTCACTGAGATTTAATTCACGGCCCGGCCCGGCAAAGCCTGGCGTGGCACGGCGTGGCAGGGCGTGGCAGTGCAAGGCGCGGCACGGCACGGCGAGGGCACCAATGGTGCGTTTATTATGAAACAAGAATCACTGCTGTGTAGGCAGTGAAGGCCGCCGACTTCCCATTATGCGATGTGTCGGTCGGCGGTTAATATAGAGTGCTTGCGGTTTTTTTCATGGAGATTGACGTGAAGAGAAAAAAAGTTTTGATTGACATGGACGGTGTTCTGACTCAGTTCACTCCAGCCGCGATGCGGCTGTTTGGGGTTGAGTTCAGTCCGTGTTCTTGGCCGGCTGGCGAGTATGACATTTCGAAGGTGCTTGGCGTAAGTCCCCGAGAGATGTGGGCGGCGATCGACAAAGCTGGCTATGAGTTCTGGGAGGGGCTGGATCGCCATTCATGGATTGACGATCTCATCGGCGTGATTGAGAACGCTGGTTATGATTGGTGGATCGCCACGTCTCCGAGCTCTGATGCGATGTCGCTGGCTGGCAAGTTGGCATGGCTCCACCGAAACTTCGGAAAGCGGTTTCGTCGTTATCAGATGGGTCCAGACAAGTGGTTGATGGCGGATCAGGAAACCACATTGATCGACGATGGCGAGCACAACATCAAGCGTTTCGTTGATGCTGGCGGTCATGCTATCCTTTTCCCTCAGCACTGGAATAGTTCGCACCTTCTGGCTACTGATCCGGTCAGCGTGGTGTTGGTGAAGCTGTAGGTCACCAGAGGAATCAGGCCCGACACAGAGCACAAACGACGATTGCGTACTCCGCAAGCCTGAGAACTCGAATTCGAATTACGGCCGACTGTGCAGGCCAGAGAACAAGGGAGATTGATATGAGATATTAACTCAGAGCGATCGGACGCGGGAATGGGAAAACAACATCCCGTACTGAGTAAGCGACTCAGCAGCTCAGATACCAGATCCCGGAAACGATTCGACGTCCGGTTTGTGACTGGTTGCAGGTTCGAATCCTGCCCGATCGAATGGTGGGTAGTTCAATTGGATAGAGCAGCCGCCTTCTAAGCGGTAAGTTGCAGGTTCGAATCCTGCCCCACCAATTTACAGAAGCAGCTGCAGACCGAGATAGTTAACGCAGGATGTGTGAGCGACGCGCAGGAGGCACCGGGAACGAATCCCTAGGTCGGGTCCGGTCGGAACGGGGCGGCAGTTTGTCGCCCTGTTTTTTAGACTAACTGAAAACGTTGGGCGGAGGCGTGTGGCCCATCAGGACAAACAACGCTCGGGGCGGTGAGAGGCCGCCAATTTTTTTTATAAAGTCACGGGAATAGACGATGAGGAAACCGAAGACCAATCGAGTGCCACGGACTAGAGCAGGCGGCGAATGGACAGAGGCCGCGTTCTGGGGATTCCTGCGGTCTAATGTTCGTCGCGCGTCAATGCGATGGCCTCCACTAGCAAGGCTTGCACTGGATGCAGCCAAGCGGCCGAGTCAGAGCAGCAACAAACGACTGAAGTGGGAGTTCCAGTGCGCGGAATGCGGCGAATGGTATCCGCGAAAACAGGTGCAGGTGGACCACCTGCATCCATGCGGGCCGATGAAGACGTGGCCGGAGTTCGCGGCATTTTGTGAACGTCTATTCTGCGAAACCGATCATCTGCAAATACTGTGCATTGAGAAATGCCACCACAAAAAAAACCAACAGCAAAATCTGAACAACTTTTCGGGTGTTTCCATTTACTAGGGGATGATGAAATGAACAATGAGGAAATACGGGCCGAATCTAAGAGAATCGGACTCGAACAGAGGCAAGCACAACTGGACCTAGAGTCTAATCTGCTGTCGCAAGTGTCGCTCCAAGTGCAGGTGATCGAGGCTAAAGACAATGCTCTGGCGATCCGGGCCAGGATCGACCTGCTTGATGAAGAGGAGCGAAAGTTCCGCGATTCATTGCAGGTTACGACTCGCCGCTCGTCAGATGCACGCGAGGCCTTAAGATTATTCGCGGACAAAGTTGCAACACTGTCGGGAGACCAATCGATTGAGGGCTTCCAGTCGATTAAGGGCTACGACAGCGAGGTCGGACGGATACTTGATGAGGCCGCTGGCAAGATTGCGGACCTGATCTGATGGCAAACCGAGCTGACCTGATCAAATTCTACTACTGGAGATGATGAAATGAATGCTGAAGAAATAAAGACTGAGCGTGAGCATGTCGCAAACGAGCATGAAAAGTTGCTGCTCGAAAAATCGTGGTTGCTGCGGTCGCCAGATTCGTTTTTCCGACGTCAGGAGTTATTGACGATTGATTCGTGGCTGGGAGTGATTGATAAGCAAGAGCTACGGTTGGCCGAGGTGGCAAAGGCCGCCAAGATGCAGGCACGATTCAACCGGCTCAACGCGGCTTCGTGTCGAGTGGAAACGCAGCTGGTGTCGCTGATGAGCGATGCCTATTTCGAAGAGTACTTTCAGGGGCTTGCGGCTGAGCGTCTGCGGCTCGAAGAGGAGCGAAAGCAACTGGAGGCTGAGCGCGAAGCGCTACGTGTTGCGCAGCAGTTCGAGCAGCTCGAAATCGATGAAGAGCGGGCGGTTGAACGTCTGCGGATCGAGGAGGATCGCCAGCAACTGGCGTATGATCAGGCCATCGCTGACGAGTTGGCGGCAGACCGTCTGGCAGATGAGCAGGTCACTGCCGACGAATTTAGAGCAGCGAAAAACGAAGGGCGGATTGTCGCTGGCCACACGGGTAAATTTGCTAAGTCAATGGCGAAAAGAAAGCTACAAATTCAAATAAATGACCTCGCCGACCAGGTTGGGTTTTTCGAAATCCCGAAATCACTGCAACTGTACAGTGATCAAATTCGCGACATCCTGAAAGCTGCGGGCGATAAAATTCAGGAGATCGCCTGATGTTAAAAAACTCCAGCCTGATGGTCACATACATCTACGTCCGCGTTTCCACGAAAGAGCAGGCCTGCGAAGGCGACTCACTTATCACTCAAGCAAAGGCTTGCCGTGAGTACGCAGCCACTCACGGTCTCAAACTCGGCAGGAAGTCGAACTACCGCAACCCCGGCGTGTTCGCTGACCCGGGTGTCTCTGCGTGGAAAATTCCTGCGATGGAGCGACCGGGCTTCAAGAAGATGTGGATGGCGATGAAACCGGGAGACAGTTTCATTTGTCTGTCGATTGATAGAATGTTCCGTTCTGTTCATGACTTCAGCGGGATGTGCAAGTCGTTCCAGTCCGCCAAGATCAATCCAATCTTTGTTCGCGACCAGTTCGACATGCGAACTCCAACCGGCAAACTGATGGCGAACATGTGCGCGTCGTTCGCGCAGTTCAAGAGCGACGTGATTTCAGCGAGGGTCAGGGAAGGGAAGGCTGTCGCTGCTGCGAAGAGTGCCGGTTTTCTTACTCAGCCGAAAACCAAAATACTGCAGGCGAATAACCCCAAGCTGGCCGCACTGGTTAGAGACGCGAACATCACGTTCGACTACGGGCTGCCGAAAAAATGCGGTCGAGCGTGGGGCTACACTCGCGTCTCGACTGGGGGCCAAAGCGTCGCGTCTCAAATACCAACGGTTCAGGCAACAATCGACCGAATGGTGGCGATTGGGTATCAGCGAATCCCCGACCTGTTCTCTGATCATGGGGTGTCGGCGTTCTCCGTTGATTGGAAGGACCGGCCGCTTGGCAAGCAGATGTACGATCAGCTGCAACCGTACGACTGCGTTTGCGTCTCGCGACTCGACCGAATATTCCGCTCAGTCCATGACATGGCGAACACGATAAAGTCTCTGCTTGAACGAGACATTCACATAGTCACGGGCTGTGGATTGGACACGCGAACACCAATGGGCCGGCAGAGCATTGAAATCCTGTCAATGATGGCGGCGTGGGAGTCTCGCGATATTAGTTGGCGAACGAAAATGGCGATGAGTCACCTTAGATCACTGCGCGGGAAATGGTTCACCGACAAGTTCGTCCCGAAATGGATGGATGTTGTCTACAATGAAAATGGATGGACGTGCCACCCAAATCTGATAAAGGTCGAACAGTTCCGTGAGGTCCGGGAACTGCTGGATGTCAAAGGAATGAAGATCACCGAAGTTGCGGATTTCATGGAGGAGAGGATCGCCGCTAGGTTGGGCCGGCCAGTTGTTCCCGCAACGCGATTTAATTCGTGTGCGTGGATCAAGAACAACAAGGCGAGGCACACGGCCATTGAAAGGAAAGCCCTGAAAAAGTGGTTCAAGACTCGTCCGAAGGACAAGGACGGGTACATCGACCGCGAGTGGTCCTACATTGCAGTGAAGAACGCGCGGCGGGACATGGAATTCCTTGAAGATGTGATGTCGTCGTAGCCTCAGACTCCGTTGATCACCTTCTCTACGTCAATTGTCGGGATGTACCAGATGTGGCCAACCTGCCTCGCGTTTACAAACGTCTTGCTATGGCACCACCGTGTGATCGTGGCTGTTGTTTTTTCGCACCCACGTTTTTTGAGCATGTATCGAACTTCTTTGATCGTCAGTAGCTTTTCGTCAGTCATTGGTTCTCCTTATTTGAACTACTCCGCATCGTAACTGAACATTGATTGCATTTGCAACTCTTATGCGGTTGTGATTCATTCTCTGCACTCTAGTATTTCAGGTTGTTGTGTCGTCGCTAACGTTTAGTTCATGGAACCAAACAACGGCACACCACTAAGCGCTCCCAGCCTCACAAGTGTGATGGCGAGTCAACCGACGGCAGATGCCCCATTCGGTGATGGCGTCTCGCCTGTCGCGCCCGCACCTGTAGTCGACGCGACTCAGCAGCAGTTTGCTCCTGCCCCCGCCCCAGTTGCTCCCGTTCCTGCCACCGCTCCCGTTGAGGATGCAGTTGTTGCGGAGTTTCGCCAGTTGGGCTATGACATTCCATCCGGGATGGACCGAAAGACGTTTCTGGACCAGATCGCTAGCCAGATCGACAACGCCAACAAGATCACGTCGGAATGGGAGGCACAGAAGTCTGCCAGCAATCCAGATGCTGGAATCGTCGCTCCCGCTCCTATTCCGACTCCTGCCGCCCCCGCACTGAGCGATACCGCCAAGGCCCTGCAATCTCAGGGCTTATTGAAACAGGGTGCTGGCGGGGTTTGGGTCGCAAACGATCCTAATCTCAAGCATTTTGCGGACGAGGCGAATTCGGTTCACCAGTATCGGCAACAGCAGGCTCAGCAGTTAGTCGACTCTCCCGACAAATATATTACGCCACATGTCGAAACGGCATTTCAGCAGTTTGCTTCTCCGATTCAGAAGGAACTTGCTGAACTCAAGGCGACAATGGCCGCTGATCGCCAGCAAAAAGAAGACACACGGGTCGACAATTGGGTCAACCAGAACGAATCACAATTATTTGTTGGTGGTGATCGCCAGCAGTTTACGCCGTATGCCAAGTCGTACAATGAGTTTGCGGCTGTCGCCGACAGCAACGCTCAGTTTTTGGGGAAAACACTGACTCGGTCTCAGCGTCACGATCAGACGTTGAAACTCCTGTCCGTCAATGGTGTTGTTTCGCAGACTCAGCCGGTACCTCAGCCGGCACCTCAGCCACAGACATTCATGCAGCAAGCTGCAGCCCAGCCGGCAAATGGCAACTGGTTGTCGCAGCATCCAGCACAGCAACCGAATGGTTCTCCCCAGCTGGGCAGAACGCCAAGCGGACCCCCAAGACTAGACCGAATTATGGCCCTGCAGCAAGCAGGCCAACTCCCTCTGCCGCAGTAATGCGATCATTCCCCGTTGATAAAGGATTGTCATAATGCCTGGATTCCTGACTGTTACCGCACAGGCGGCTTTGCAGAACGTTCGCGCTGCCGCGCCTTTGTTCATGAGTGGCTACTCAGACCTCACGATGCGGAATCATGTCCTGCTTGACATGATGGAGCAGTTTGGCAACGTTGAGTACAATGCTGATTCAGTCATCTCATGTGTCTGGAAAATCTTGGTTCGTAAGCCCAAGGTTCGGACGTTCCAGAACACGACCCGCAAGACTTTCGGCGATCACAACGGCTTGGAAGAGCTTCAGGTCGATGTTCGTGGATACGAAAATGACGACTCGCTGAAAGAACTTGACTACAAGCGAAACCAAGGAAGCACCCAACTGATCAACCTGCTTGAGTTGAAACTGAAGCAGATGGGCCAGTCAATGTGTGAAAACATCGTGGAAGGCCTGTATCGCGATGGCAACACAACTGCCTATCAGGATGGGTATCAGGGCTTCGAAAGCTGCCTTGGAGCCAACAACTCAGCCCGTGGCGGAACTGATGCCGACAATGACGACGCGGTCATCTTGCCGTCTGACAGTTATGGCGGTCACAGCACTGACTTGGGCTACTTCGGCGGCACGAGCACTGCGGAGATTGCTTCCACCAGTCGCATGAATCAGGGTCAAGGTGCGGACAACGACTTCCCGTACGGTCAGGCCGACAGCCAGTATGACGCGATGAGTCCAGTTTTGTGGAACTACAACGCGGAGAGATGGGGTTCAGGCTCAAACCTCTGGGTTGACAACAACGAAGACGTGGTCCGTGAAGCGCTGAACGTGCTACACAACCGCACCGGAATTGGCCCAGATGCGAGAATCGCGTTCCTGATTGCTCCTGACTTGTATCCCGGATTGGAAAACCACTTTGGTGATCGCTTCCGGATCGCACAGACCGCAACTGGAAATCACGGGTTTCCTGAGTATCAGACACTGCAGATCGACGGTTGCAGTTTCAAGTCCGACAGCGGCTGCCCCTCCGGTATCGGTTATGGCTTCGTCGCCAACCACATGGAGTTCTTCAATCTCGGCACCATGAACGGCGGCGGCGAAAAACCAATGATCGACGTGTTCGGCCCAACTTGGGAAGACGCCATGGGCGCGTACATCATGCGTTCAAGCACATTCGGCAACCTGCGGATTCAGCCGAAGTTCGTGACAAAACTCGCATCACTTGCTCACTATAACGGTCAGATTGCATAAGCAGACAAGTTCTCCGTTTGTCATCCTCACGCTCGCACAGGAAACTGTCGCGAGCTTGAGGTGGTGATAGATCACAGCTTTGGCTCAAAGCCTCGTAGGAAACAGGAATTTCAAATATGTCCGAATTCATCACAAGCATGCTTCGTGGCCAAGTCAACATTGTCGACGAGGCCAATGGTCGTATTCTCGGTGAACTGTGCCGGCTTGAAGACACGAGCCCACTCACAGGTCTTCGCGGGACAAAAGTCAACACGGGAATGTTCTCAATTGCCCGCATTGTCAAAAACGCTGGATCTGCTCTGGCACCCGGCGTCAACGCGATTTACGACGCAAACCTCTACGGTACGCACGTTGACGGCTCTCCCGCCGATGGCGTTTCTGCAGATGGTGTTGTGGACCCAGATCTCACGGCCAACGTGGCAACAGGGGATACATTCCTACTGTTCATTGAGGGTCCATGCAAGGTCATTGTCAGTGCCGCAATCAGTGGCCAGTATGTGATCCCGTCAGGATCAGGCAAGTTCAAGACCTCCACGAATGTTATTGCCTCTAATGGTCGCACAATGGCAGACGGAACTTCGCTGGCTGACAACGGAACCTTCCGCGTCTTTCTGCAATGTCAGGGACGTGGTTAACCGACGGAGGCGAGAAGTCGCTTCCATTCACTCTACTTCTCAAAGCTCAGGTACAGTCATGGCAGACAGTAATAGCAGCCAGTTACCCAAAACGAATGGCACTCCGATTAAACCAGAGACCCTGTCTCCGGGAACACGCGGAGGCAAGTAAAGAAAGTCTCCAGTGGTTTCGGAATCTCAAATCTCCCAAGAATTTGGCAAGGACATTGTCTGCGTCGAATGTGGAGTTCCGAAACCGCCGAAGAAGTTCAATGACGACAGCGTAGTGTGCAAGTCCTGCACGCCCAAAGTCATGAAGCGTCAAGAGGTTACGATCTCTGCTGATGAGCACGCTCGCAACGACTTCACGAGTCAGCTTGTGGAGATGCGAAAAACTGCTGACCCTCAGATTGTCACTGGCGTCCAGAAGGCTCTTGAAATACTCGGCCAGTCTCCACAGGAGGTTATGGCTGAGGTGATTCTGGAGATGCGGAATCCATCCAAGGACCGCAACGACTTGTCCATGGAGCAGCTTGCGGCGATGCCAGTCGACTTCAAGACGATTGGTCATTACCTGAAAATGCTTCAGGAAGCCCAGAAAATTCATGACGAGGATCTAAAGGGCGCTAATCCATTCGGCAATGCAACGCCGGAAGACCTCCGTGCGACAATGTTGCAGGGAGCCATTGAGCACTCAGCTGATGACATTAGCCTACGCAAGCAGTTAATCCATGGGTTCCTTGAACGGTGCCCAACGTTCATTGCTGAGGTTTTAGAAGTCGCCGAACAGATCAAGAAGGAGATGACAGTACATGCCTCCGCTTGATACCCGCTCACTGATGCTGGCCGCCGCAGCGCTTAATGATCACGACATGGACGGGCTTCGCCTGTTCCGGCCGACTGAAATGCAGGAAGCCGCACTCAAGCGGATGAGCTTAGAGCACGTCTTTGAAGTCCTGATTGTTGCTGGTAACCGTGCTGGCAAGTCAGTTCTCGCAGCCGTTTTCTTTGCTTCGTTCCTTCGCGACGTTCCCGTCACGTGCCGGTCTGGTGAGAAAATCTACTGCCGCCCTGATCGACTACGCGGGCAGACGGTCAATGCGTGGCTGATTGGTGACCACCTGAAGCACATTGGGCAAACTCTCTATCGGCTGCTGTTTGATCCTGAACCGTCCAAGGGGTTGTTCAAAATCATTAAGGACGAGGTAACTGGGGCGTGGAGAGCGTGGCAGCCGGAACTGTACGACAACGACTGGGATCGTAAGAATGAAACGCGTTGGGCTCCACCAGTCATTCCTCCATCGACCTTTTCTCGTGAACCATCTTGGGCTCACAAGGGCGACCATGAGTTTCGCAATATCCGATTGTTAAATGGTGCGACAATCTATGCGTTTGCGTCTTCCGCTGAGGTCAAGCAGGGCGACCCGGTCGATATTATTTGGAACGACGAGAATATCGTCACGAAAGATTACTACCAAGAATGGATCTCACGGCTTCGCGATGACGAAGGCATGATCATGTGGTCAACGATCCCAAGGGATGAATGCTACGTGTTCAACTCTGTCATCGACCGCATGGAGGCGTGCGAAGAAGAAGTCGAGAAGGGCGAGCGGGATGCCGACGAACTTCACTGTGCCAAGATTCACCTGAGCTATCTTGATTCGCCGTTCATCCCTGACCGCCAGAAAGAATTAGCCAAAGAACAAGCTGGCGATCGTGACGCGCTGGTGCGAATTTACGGGGTTCGGTCCTCACGAATCATTGCAATTTATCAGGACTTCGACGCTGATTACCACACCGTGCGGTATCACGACGAGACGATGAATGACAAGTTGACGGCGGTTCTCGAGAAGAACAACTGGTCACCACCCGCGGACTGGACGCGGGAGTTAATTCTTGACCCGGGAACGCAGAAGCCTGCAATCCTGCTAGGGGCTATCCCTCCACCGGAATTGTGGGATCACGACGAGCCATATTTCGTTCCCTACGCCGAGTTGTTTATCCGTCGCATGCAACCGCTGGATATGGCGAAGGCGATCATGCTCCGCGAGAAGAACTTCCACTTTGAGCGATTCATTATCGACAATCGCATGGGACGGCAGAAGCCACCGGGCTTCGTTGAGACTGTTTCGTACCAGTACACAAAGGCGTTCAAGGCAGCCGGACTAGAGTCACGGCAGACGGGATTCGGCTTCATTGCCGGGGATGATGATTTTGCCCGTCGCTCGAAGCAGGTTATTCACGCAATGCGACAACGCCCATGTGGCAGACCGCAGTTGCGATGCGTTATTCCAGGGGTTCCAAATCTCGTCAAGCAACTCAAGTCCAACATCCGGAAGACCACTCCAGACGGCGAGGCAAAGGAAGAGGCGGCCGACAACCAGGTTGATGACATGCGTCAATGCTTGGAGTATTGGATTTCCCGTCGTCCCAAATATGTCACTCCACCAACAGTTTCAATCGATGACGCTTCCTTTGCATTGCAAAGGCATCGACAATTAACGGCAGAATATGCGGCGAGGCAACCGCTAAAGAAGGCCACTCAATTCAACATAGGAATCCCATCATAATGGCTCAGGCAACATTGATACCAAACGAGACAGCAAAGCCGGCAAAGCCAGCGAAGAAACCGAACGCAAAGAAGCCCTATGTCAGCACTGAGGGGTTGTCCATTGCTGACTTTGTTTTCTGGCACCCGGCCGGGGAAACACGCAATGGGTCTCTGCCTGCATTGATCATTCAGGTCCGGGGGCCCACAACGTTGTGTCTGCGGGTTTTCGGCGAGAATGGGGACGACGCGAAAGACGCCGTCAAGCATTCTGATGACCCCACTCTGACAAAGAGGCACCGTGTTAGTAGTGGCACATGGACTCGACGGGACGCTGAAGACTAATGTACAAAGACGTACACCAACTCCAAGGGCAGTTCTATGGTCCGCTCACGGCCATCTGGCTAGAGCGAATCAAGGCTGCTAAGCACGCCAAGAAACGGTTCATTGCCATTGGCAAGACGTGCAACGATTTCTACGAATCCCAAGCTGGGTTCATGTGGAAAGAAAAGGAGTATTTCAACGGGGATCTTCCTTCACCGAAATTCGCGTTCACTATTGCCAAGGCGTTTGAATTCGTTTCGATTTTCGGGCCGCATTTGTATTGGCAGTACGCTAGTCGCAAGGTTTTCTCTCAGCGAAAACTGAAGTTAACTCCTGAGATTTTTGGAGACCCCAACGATCCAGCCGTTCAGGAGATGGCCGGTCAGGTCATGTTGCAGGAGGCTCAGGAAGAAGCTCTTACGAACTTCGGCAACCAGATGATGTCGTTGTATCTGGACTGGTCTCAACGTGAGCAGCCGGCTGGGCTGATTGTCCACGGGATGCACGCGGTTACGGAGTCACTCATTAAGGGCATGGGGCTGCTGTGGACGGAAACGTATTCCCCTCGTGGCTCCGAAGCCGTCTACACCAAAAACACCTACGGTACAGTTGATGATCTATTCGTAGATCCGGATTGCCATGATCCGCTGTGGGACACTGCTGGCTACATTGTTCGCAAGCACGTGGACCCCATCTGGTTTGTTGAACGCAAGTTTGGGCTAGAACGAGGCCGACTTGATGGCATGGGCACAGTCAAGAGCAAGGAACACCAAGCACGCCAAGACACGAACCAAGCACAGAAGGACAAAAAAAAAGACACGTTCGACTGCATGGAATGGTATGAAGTCTGGTCGAAAGTCGGTGTTGGTCCTCGCACAAAAGACCTGAACCACCAGATGGTCGACGCGTTTGATCAGCAGGTGGGTGATGACGCCTATCTTGTTGTCGCGCCAGGCGTTCCGTTCCCGCTCAACGCACCACCAGAGAAGTATTTTGGGGACAATCCAGCGACTTCAGACGAAGTCAAAGACATGTTCAAGTGGCGATGCACCAACTTCGGTGCTGAGTTTCCTTGCAATAAAGACAACCGCTGGCCTGTTGCGCGGCTTTCGTACAACCCGATTCTCAACTCACCATGGCCTTTAGCCCCATTGGCTCCGGGGCTTGGGGAGCTCATCGCACTAAACGTGCTCACATCGAGCTATGTCGATCAGGCGTGGAATAATCGCCAGCAGATTCTGGCGTATGTCGAGTCAGCCACCATAAGCCTACAGGAAGCTCTTAATTCAGATGCGGCGTTTGTGAAAGTCCCGCTGAACGACAACATCAACAGCAACATCAATGAGGTCATGCAGTTCCTGCAGCGTCCAGCAGCCAACACTGACCAGCTTGCGGCGATTCAGATGATGGCAGCCGCGTTTGATCGTCGCGTTGGCCTGTCGGAATTGCACTACGGGGAATCAAAAACTCAGGTGCGAGTCGCAGCTGATAGTCGTCAGAAGTCCGACGCGGTCAACATTCGTCCCGAGAAGATGTCTGGCGATGTTGCTCGATTCCTGACCGATGCCTCTCAGTTGGAAATGTTTCTGGCAGTGATGCACGTTCAAGGCGTCGATCTCACTCACTTGCTTGGCGGATTCGGGGCGTCGCAATGGGATCAGTATTTCGGCCAGATGCCCATTGAGCAACTCATGCGGGAAGCCAAAGCGACGGTTGAAGCCTCTGAGGTTCGACGGCCGAACAAGGAACGCGATACGGCAAACGTCCAGGCCTTACAGCAGTTTCTTCTCCCGGCGCTCCAACAGTACGCCCAATCGACAACGGACACCAAGCCAATCAATCAGCTCATTGAGATGATGTCTGAGGCGATGGAGCTTGCTGGCGAGCCAATCCAGTTGCCTCCGTGGCAGCCACCAGTCAACGAAGAGCAGCAGCAGATTCAGCAGCAATCTCAGCAACTGGACATGCAGAAGACAGCCGCTGAGACCGAAGCGAAGAATGCCGCCGCGAAAAAAGCGATGGCAGATGCTGCAGCAACGATGATCAAGACACAGATCCCCGGTGGGATGATCGGCGAAATGGAGCATGAGCAGAATATGCGGCAGAAGGAAGAACTGCATGAGCAGTTGCTGGCGCACGACGGACAGAACCAGATTCAGATGCTTCTGTTCAATGATGCTCAGGGAAAACAGAAACTCAAAGAAGGCAAACAGAGTGAAGACTAAACTAAAACAACTCGACATCCCTGATGACATTCAGGCATTCGGTGATTGCCCGATGCGATGCGGCGACAAGACCGTCATGCAGTTCTTTCTAGAATCTGTTGCTGCCGGAAACACGCCGAAGTTCGCGGAAACGCTGGCGATGCAACAGGCTCCGGGTATCGGAATCACGAATGCTGTCTTCCAAAGCGACCAGCGGCGTCACGGCCTTTCAATTCTTGACCGGATGAATGGAGACCGCCGTGCCGTCGAGAGACTCAGGGGGCAACTCGCGAAGCAGGGGTACAGCCTCAAGTCCGATGATCACTATATCCCGACGGCCGCAGCGTTCCCCGGTGACGTGAACGCAGTCCTTTCGAACACGAACACGCGTGAGAGTGTCCAGAATCATGCCAATCATGTTGCTGAGGAACGACTGAAGCCTAAGCCGCATGTGGCATTGAATCCCAGAATCGTTAATCGCATTGCACAGGAGAGGATCAAAGCAGATCCCAGCTTGGCAAGAAAACCCCGTGCCGAACTCGCCGCCTCGATCATTGAGCGGCACGGCAACAACAAGAAAGACTGATGATGAGACCAGACAAAATGACCCCCGAAAAAAAATGGTCGCAGATTGAGGGCGCAATCCGAAGCACAGTAAAGGTTCCCAAGCAGGGAGCTGCGATCTTGATTGAGTTCCTGAAAGATCTTCGGGACCGCAAAGGCGGAAGCCTGGGCAAGTGCCCGAATGAGGGTCAAGTCCAGCAGTTGCGGGAAATGGTTGAGGATCTCTCAGAGTCCGTCGTCAATCTGAAAAGGCGATTGGAGGCGCTCGAGCCTGAAACTGATCCTGAAACTGAGCCTGAAGCGTAGTTCCCCGTTTTAGACTGTTTTTGAGATATGTCCGATGTCAGAACTCCTATCTTACAGTGATGTGTATGAGCACCTGCTTGACGTGTTTTACCAAAACGGTAAAGCCGTCGGGCGGCAGGCTCGGGTTCTGCGCAGGGCAATTATTGAAGCCTATCGGCTGCTGCCTTCCCTCGCGAATTGGGAGTATTTTCGCCGCACTGGATCAATCAACACATCCCTCCCCGTGACTTACGAGGGGGTCGCGTACACAGTAGCAGACCTGAAGCTCACGTTGTCCTCCGGCACATGGGGCGATGATGTCGAAATGGGATCGGTCACAATTGCCGATCGCCGATATCGAATCATCAGGAAATTGTCTACCACAGTCCTGCAGTTAAAGGAAGGGCCGGCTGCAGATGTCACGGGATCTGTTCGCTGGTCACAGGTTCGATACCTGTTGCCTATGGACCTAGGCGATATTGTTGAACTGACAGACACGGGGTTCTACTCGTTCAGTCGCGTCCCTGCGGTTAATGTGTGGGAATGGCAGGAGATGATCAACATTGATTCCATGCCAGCACACTGGGCGATCCTGCCGTCTGCGGCAAACCCCGGTCGCTTGGAACTGTGGCTGTCTGGGTCAGTCGAATCATCCCGGACTCTCCGCTATTTGTATCAGGCCCGAAACACTGTCATCCGGTTTAATTCAATCGAGTCGAGCACAGCGAATGGCAATGTCACTGTGAGTGGAAGCACTGCAACTTTCAGTGAGGGAATCCTCAACTCGAATCACGTTGGTTCGGTATTCAGGACTTCAGTGGACGCTGACTCACCAACAAGTGAATTCGGCAAACTGGTGAAGGACAACGCAACGGGCGTCTACGAAAACACGTTGAACCCGGCGATCTCTGAAAAGATTATCATTTCAGTTGAAAGCACAGTCTCTGCGACCCTGTCATCGGCTGCGGAATCCCAGTCAACAGTCGGATTCTCGATGTCTCCACACATCGACGTGAACTTCGAAGGCATGTGGGAACTGCTATTGCGACTGGCTGAGGAACAGTACGACATCCTCACACGCGCGGAGGCATCGATTCGACGAACATCCAAGGCAGAGCGAATGATGGCGTTTCGTGCAGCTCTCAGGGCTGACGCGCCAGGCCAAGAGCGTTCTGCGAACAGGCGAATTTACTTCTCGGTCGAGGGGGCTGATTAGATGGCCAGTCCAGCAACGAGCATTGAGCACTGGTGTCTCTCCACTGTTCACGGCACTATCAGTCAAATGGCGAAGAACCATAGGTTTTCTGCTATCCCCGGAGACAGCATTCAGGAAGTCAACAAGGAATCGGTCATCATTCGGCTGAATCGTAGACCAAGCAATGATGAGCGTTCTCAGCAGGCACCAGAACGGGGGATCGATTTACCCGGATTCATTGTCACGTACCGCGGCCACAGGCGACCAGTCACGGCTGGCGAGAACACAGTGGATGATGGAGTCGTCGAGATTCTGGTTCAGTTAGTCGATGCAGGCGATGATGGCGATGCAACGAACATCGCGTCGTACATGGCGTGGACCGCAGCAATTCGATTTCAATTGCAGGGAGCTCCGGGATCGCTTTCACCTTTGGCTCAATGTCCGTTATCATTGGGCCAAGTTTACATGGTTCACGTTTCAGACATGAATCCCTCGGACGAAACAGATTGGGCATTCAGTGAACATTTCCGAATGGCGCTCAACGTTGAGTGTTTCACACGCACACCCAGAAAAGTAGAACGATAAGGAAATCGAATGACCATTACACTTGGCAGTGAAATCGCACCAGCCGTTTTGGCCCGCCTGAACATCAACGCCAAAACCATCTGTTTTGCGAGTGCGACCCCAATGTCCACACGCGAGATCGTGACGAATTCCGACAACAACATCTGCGGCGACTTGGACCCATTTATCTCCCGAGCTCAAAAGGGCCGCAAGATGGTCAAGTGGCAGTTCGCATTTGACCTCACTTACCCGATCGCGGAGCACATCTTTCCGCTTCTGGGTGTTACAATCGCTCCGGGCGCTAATGGTCCATGGACGCTCGGCCCCACAGACCCGCTCGTGTCATTCGCGGTTGTTATTGACATGGTTGGCGAGATCCACAGCATTGCTGAAGCATTCATCACGAAGTTTGCTTTTCGGGGATCAAAGGGTAGTCGCCCAGTCCAGATGACCATTGACGTAGTTGGTGTCGATGAAGTGGCCGGTACGTTCACTGTAGACAAACTCGACTTCGGAGATGAGTTCGCGTTCACTCACTCAAGCCTGACGATGGAGAATGATGCTGGAACACCAGCCTACGTTAACCGCCCGTTTGACCGATTCATGTTGCAGGTTGACAGCAATCCAATCATTGAACACAACAACTCAATCACGATGACGGACATCCAGATTGGCAACCGGCAGTCGGTGTTCGCCACCTCGATTCCGTATGTGACCGCACATAATGACACGTTTTTCAACGCTCGCGACTTCGACGAAGGAATCGGGTCAGTTCTGATCTTAGACAACGGCACCAAGGAACTTACATTCACAATGCCAGCCGGTATCGGCGTTGCCCGTCCGGGTAACATCACTGGCAAGGCTGATCAGATCCGCACTCCAGTCACAATGCTCTTGCATCGTGATATTGAGGAGGATGATATAACTCGGATTCCGCCAATCACGATATCGCAACAAGACTCACCATGATCGATGACGGCTACACCGAAGAGTTTCAGGGGTTTCGCTTTCGGCCATTGCTGGGGGTTGACCGCCTGAAGCTCGAGGCGCTTCATAGGCTTGAAGACTGGTGGGGAATCGATGACATCCTCTGGTCGCCAATCCGATTTGATGGGGGGGAGCCTGACGAGACACAACTAACGGAAATCACGAAGCGACAGCTGGAGTGGGATGACGAGAATGATTTCAACAATTTGAGATCCGGCCTTGAGATCGCACTTAAACATCCGCTTCTTTCACTTCGCTCCTGCGAGCTTTGCAAAGCGTGGTGGTTCAATCAAGACACAGGGTACGTTTGCTTAAATGAGAGAGGGCCAATCAGGCGGAAGCGACACGCAAAGGCTTCTTGCGAAACAACAGCCGGATGCGAGAAAGGCCACCACTCCAGCCCAGCAGAGTGGAGTCCAAGAAATCAACAGGCATGGAAGCACTATCTGGAATGGCGTCACGTTGGACTGCCAGACCTTCATAAGCAATGCCCGATCGTTCGAAGGAATTGGAAACTGATCGGCGATATGATTGAACAGTATGGACTACCGAAAATTCATCTCGGAATTCCTGGCACGCCAGGGAAATAAAGATCCGGCATCCATGCTGGATGATGACATGCAGGGACTCATTAGTCTTTCGCGTGATCAGGAACTGGATGAACGCACAGACATAGTTTCCTCCGATGGAGAGAAACGTGAAGTCAGGGATGTTGACGAGCTAACGGAGGATTCGTTGAGCTTGACACTGATGTCAGAACCGGCCATGGACTCGGCCATTTTCACACAAGAAGAAGCGACGGAGGGAGATTCCGCTGTCGCGAACGAAGTCCCGGAGAGTCAGCCAACGCTAGTTTCCCCACCAGAGGAATTGATTTCTGCGATCGGAGACGAAGCCGAATCAACTGAACCGTTAACCACAGAGGCACAACATGCAGAGGCGATCACAGCAGGAGCAGATACGAGTCAATCGATTAGTCCAACAGTACCAGACCAGAGTGAAGTCCTTTCAGCATCTGCCAGCCCTGCATCAGTCACTGATGTAGTTACTGTATCGAGTCCCACTCTCCCGGATGTTTTTATTACTCCGGAAGCAGATATTGCTGACCCAGATTTGTTCACCGGAGACGGTGCCGTCGAGCAGGAGAACTCACGTCAGCCAGAGTCCGAACTGGCAGATGTAGTTACTGTATCGAGTCCCACTCTCCCGGATGTTTTTATTACTCCGGAAGCAGATATTGCTGACCCAGATTTGTTCACCGGAGACGGTGCCGTCGAGCAGGAGAACTCACGTCAGCCAGAGTCCGAACTGGCAGATGTCAATAAGCCCCGAATCGATGAATCAGCAACAGACGCAACCCCAACGGAACCCACTGAACCCACGGAATTCAATGAAGTCCTGCCGCTTCCAGTCGCACTTGTCCAGGCAGCAGACAACGAACTCACAGCCGAGATTCAACAGGAAGGGCCGGCTAGTCCTGAGTTAATTGCCAAGCCACAGGGAAGCCTTATTATAGCACCAGAAGGTCGAGAAGCTGAATTCACCGAGATGCTAATTCAGGCAGAGAATGAGGCAATGAGCGCTGATCGCGGGGGGCTGTCGGCTTCGATAACAGTCCCCGGATTTGATGACCTACCATCACTGGAAACATTCTCTCCCGGCGTCACGACAGAATCGGAAAATATCCTACGCCTTGAGAGAGCATCGAATAGCATTCAAGTGTGGGAGAGATCATGAGCGGCGTCTTGGTATTCAACAACAAGGTGCATCCCGTTGACGAGGTTGGCATCAAGATCGATTCCCGCATTATCGAGTCGCCCAACAAAGAGCCGCTCACGAGGATTGATCGGTGGACGATCGCAGGCGCTTTGGTCAATGACGGTTCACCGGAAGGCCTGAATGGCGCCATGCGTGACCTGGAATTAGCTTACGCAGATGGTGCCCAGAACTACGGTGAGGTGTCGTACACAGCAAATGGGAACACTCACACCTTGAGCGACACGGCATCTTTCTCAGGCGTCCGTGTTGTCAGCTTCGGCTACATGACCGGTCCTTGGAAAATGCACACCGAGATGTCGAACCGGCGTGCATTCTATGCCGTCATTCAAGCTGAATACCGACTGTCCGCTAAGGTGATCAAGTACCAAGAGCAGGTGCTGAGAATTGGCAATGGTGGGCCACGGTGGCGATACATGCCTAGCCTGACGGGAGCACCGGAGTACCAAACCCTTTCGGCGGCAACAACAATTAAGTACGTTCAGCGGGGAATGCTTGTCCTGCTTGACGAGCTCCCTGAGGCCAATGAACCTGTCTTCCCCCTTGTCAACATGCACGGGGAACGAGCACGAATCACCTATCATGCACCGAAATCCATCACGAAGAACGGCGACTCTCAGACCGAGGACATGCACTCTGTTGAGTGGCACTATGAAGGCGAGTCCGCGATCTTCCTGTTCCTGAGCTCATTCGAGGTGCCAGAACTATGACACAGGGGTCAGTCACATACGCGGGCGTCCTACTAGCAAAGGGTGCCATTTACACTCAGGTCCGAGGCGTGGCGCCGGACAAGGTTTCCGTGCAGATTGTTCCGCAGAGCACGTCACTGGCTGCGGTCGGTGCGGTTACGTTCATCTACGGCATTGAAACGCAAACACTACCAGATTGCTTGGCAGACAAGTCCAACGTTCACATATCGCCAAGCGGTTTCAAGGGGAGCATCACGCTTCAGGATCGACGCTGGCGATGGTCGCGGTATCCGTCTGTGAGCTACCACTTCAATGAGCGAGATACTAATGGCAACCTCATTGCTGCAACGCTATTCAGCCACCGTCAAATCGTTACCCAGTTACTTGCGGACATCGGCGAAACAAACATTGACGTGTCTGCCGTCGCCACTAACTTCTATCCTGAGGTCGACGTGTATTGCATGCGACCAGATACTCTGCTCGACCAAGTCACCTCCGACTGGGGGTACGGGATTTGCTTAGGCTTCAACGCTGACCCAGTGAAGGTTGTTCAAGTCGGGGTTGGGGAATCGCTTCCTACCGAAAATTTGATGGCAGCGGCTGAAGGGCTAGATCCGCCGACTCCTCCACAATACGTGAGAGTCTGCTTTGCACCGTCAGTTGCGCAGGCCCGATTCAAGATGATTGCGGTGGGGATGGACACTGACGGCAACATCAAGCCAATTGCGGACCTGAGCTATGCTCCGCTTTCCGGATGGGAAACTGAAAACCCTGAAATGCCAAACGTTCTCAAAACGTACGACAAGGACTCGGATGAATACAAACTCGCAATCAAGACCGTTTTTCGGTGGTACATTCCCGCCACATTTGCTGATGGTGGATTGAACTTGCCAGACGGATCGGGGCTGATTTCCAGCATTAACCAAGTGCTTCCGATGTTGCCACAGCTTGTGGAAACGGAATTCATTAACGGCGTCCCGTACAATCCTCAACCGCGAGTCTATGGGATTCACATGCAGAGAACTGCGCCTGTCCGGCTGCCTTCGCTAATCAATGACGAGGTTGGGTTTCCCTTCACGTTCGACGAGCATCGCGGGCTGGTTGCGTTCAGTGAAGCCGTGTTTGTTAGTAACACAGTAGAGGAAACAATCTCGCCGTCAGAGTTGTATCTGGAATCGGCGTTCCGGCTCCGCAACTCAGTGACGAACCAACTGGCATCATACATGAAGGACACGGAAGTGAGTTCGTCAGGGTTCGGATACCACTCAATTAACGACCCGACTAATTTCGCCCGAACAGTTGTCACGTACGACTCCGACCACGTGGTTACAGGGACAATCACGAACCGAGTGAACCTTGACTCACTAGCGGCTGAGTATTCAGCGAACGCTTTGGGAATGTACACGTATTCCGCCCGTGATGTTGGCTGGTACAACCGCCCGAAGTTCGATATTCGGCTGGATGGTCTCATTTCGCAAATCAAGCATGTCATCACTGACGGCGACAGTAACGAGCCGGGGCATCACACCGTCGCTTCTCGTAATATGAACACCGACCCATTCACTCGAACGGAACCGCAGAAGCAACGGGACATGTTTGTCCTAAGCCAGCGCAGCGATCTCACGCGAGACATGGTCGCCAAGCAGAAAGTATTGAAGGGCAATGAATAGAAACTCATTCCAGTCTTTACGGACGCAAGACTTCAGCTCAGTCATTCACTGGCAGAACACGTCAGAGGAGACCGTGCCTGCCTATGGCGTGGTTGAACTGGTCGAGTATGTCGCGGAGACGAACACCTACACAATCACAAAACCGACAGCCGGCGGAAATTTCTGGTTGGCAAATGGCGAGACGCCTGTTCCTGCCGGCGATTGGGGCGCGTCGCGCCTTTGGCATCTTCCACAACACGTCTTGTGCTCTGTGAGCCCCGACGTTGGCACTGGCCTCGCAGCCGAAGCGGGTTCATGGGAAATGAGCGAGGGCGGGTTCGTGACTCACCTTGCTGAAGTCGAATCAGGTATTTGCTCTGCGATTGCCCGTGGTGAGTCACGGCACTTCGCGGTCCTAGTCGACGACTTGCCAGCGTCGCCAGCCATCTACGCGACTGGCACGATTGACGCGGACAGTGATCAGTTGACGACGTCCGTTGATCTGTCGGGGTACATCGACGACTACACTGTAATCATCTGCGGCGCTGGCGTAGACGGCGTGCCGCTCGTCACCACGATCACAGCCGCCACATCCACAGTGGCCACGCTGGGCGTTGACGCAACCACCGCCGTCACAGACGCCGACATTGGAATCCTCGCAGTGGCCGACGTGTGGATCTTAAAACGCAACGCCTGCGGTCGACTGGTTCAGACTCGCGACGCGGCAAACGCTCTGATCACCGTGCCCGTCGTCAACGACTTTCGCGAGATCGACATCGCGGCAAACACACTGATCGGAATCGAATTTCAGGCGGGCTACTGGGTGCCGTACAAAACCGATTGCGATTCGTCAGCGTGGGAGTGGCCAGCGATCAGCGAATGAAAATTCAAAGCCCCAAAACTCTACGCCGGAATCAGCAGCAACGATCGCTGCCCGATCCTGTTGCGCCGTCAGACCCGTTCGCCGTCGACGTTGTCGTTCCGTTCTGGTCAGGCGACGCGCAGTGGCTGGCGGAATGCGTTGAAGGCCTGCTGCATCAGAATCATTGCACGCCGATCATTCACGTGATCGCCGACAGTTGCGAGTTTCCGCCGCTGCCTGCATTGCAAAACACGTCGGCCGAAATTATCCGCTATCGCACCAACAAGCCACCCGGACGAGGCCCGTACCGACTGACGAACGCACTGGTCAGACATGGGCATTGCCGCACGGATTATCTGGCATTGAATGACGCCGATGACATCAGTCTGCCTGATCGGTTGTGGCGGCAAGTCAGCGTGCTTCAGCAGTCACGCTCGGTGATGATTTCCTCAGGCATGGAACAGTTCTGCGACGGCCCAGACGAGGACATGCGGAGACGATTGGCGAACGACCCGTTTCTATTTCCGGGCCGCATTTTTTCGTGCGTCCCAGACGGCAGCGGCGTCAATTCCATGCGGCTGGTCAGGCTAGATTTCTTTCAATCGCTGAATGGATTCTGCAATATGTTCAGCGGCGGCGATTTCGAATTCGACGCACGCGCTCGCAAGTTCAGCCGCAAGATCATCGATCATCGTGAGATTCTGGGGCGACGGCGACTGCATCAGGGCAGTTTGTCGCATGGGATCGTTCCGCTGCGATCCACGGGTCGAGCGAGAAACAATCAGACGATTCTCAACAACCTTGCGGCTGTCAAAAAATGCCGCAAGTGCGCCCCGAATTTTGGCGCGATGGAAACTGCGTTTGAATTGGAGATTGTCTGATGCCGATGATGTCATGTTGTTGTGGTGTGAAAAACTGCCTTCAAATGTGGATGCGAACAGAAGATCCACGCATATTCGAGTTCGACGCTGTGAACTTCCAACTGGCGGAAAACCCGCTGGCTGACCTGCTCGGCAGCAGTTACACGGTCGCTTTGGACGGATACCCGACTGGGCCAAAGACGCTGCCCGGTGGCGCGCGGTCATTCGGGCCGGGCGGAAACACGGGCGTGGGATTCTTCAACGCGAATTCAAGATCATTGCGATACACGTCGCTTCTGGAATGGCCGGACCAAACCGTTTCCACGGTTTCAACCGATGCAATTCTTGACGACGGTCGATACATCACGCCACCGAGTTTTTCAATCACGTTCGGCGAGTTTCAATTTCCGCCAGACTGCAATCTTGGTGCAAGCGTCACGAAAAGCTACTTCAATCGCACATTCAGCGGAGTTGTCGCGTATCCGCCCGCGGCGATTGCATCGCTTGGCGCTTACATTACTGGCGGAATCTCCGGCAACGCAGAACACGTCGTGACCGGGGCACCGATCGACAACACGTCGGAAGCTTACAACACTGGGCCTGACGAGCACTGGACATTCGACAGCCTGCCCGTTGCACCTAATCCGTCGACTGTGGGGTTTATGTACGACACGCAGGAACGACTGCCGATTACGCTGAGCAAGGTTTCCCCGGCTGGATTCACCTACACACCAACAGTCTGGTTTGTGCGGAAGTACAACTCCACGATCGGATACGCTCCAATCAAGCTAGATGAGTTTCCGCAGTCCGAATTGGTGTACACGGATGGCTCGCCTGTGCATCTTGCCCCCACAGCAGGCGGTAACTTTGGGCACACAGAGACATGGCCTAGCCACCCCAGTCGGGGATGGTTGATTGTTCTGGGGTCGCATGAGTCACCTGATGGAGACCCGACAATTCCAGACGTCTACGAGGCGGACGGATGCCAAGCAAATTACCGCGGAGGTCTCATTCTGGCGACGTTAGACGATGTGGGATTCGTTTCCACTGCGGTGTACAACATCTTTCGAAACGAAATTCTTGGCGGTTACGCCAACCGTCAATGCACGTGGTCACCTGATGTTCCGTATTCGTGGGGCACGCCTACGGTCGGGCGAGTCGATGAAATCATGTCGATAGTGAATGTTAGTTCCGCGTTCGAAAACGGCGTGTTTATCGTTAACGGAAACCCGCAAACGTTCGTCGCTCGATCAACGAGGTTGACTCCGATAACCGTACAGTCAAAGCGAACAGATCAATCTTGGGGCTCGCCGTTTTCCGTAAATCATAATAACATCACTCGTGTAACAAGCGAGTGCATTTTCCCGCCTGACGCTCGGCATGCGTGGGGCCGAATGCCTCCGGCGGCGATCACTGGCGTGGGCCTCGAAAACAACCCGACGGAATCCGGCTACGGCTTTTACCAATTCAAATTCTACCAAGCGGTTGATTTTCGTTTTCATCAAAACGAAGCATCGACAACTGTTGGGAATCCGGTACTAGGTGGCCCGTTTCAAACGCAGCAAGAAGCAAAGGATTTCGCCGACGCGCACGCGCTGGAGAATGGAAATTGGCAAGGCAACTACGCAAACATCAGCAACGAGTATTTGTTTTTCGCAGCGGATTTAGACGATTACTTCGTCGCAGACATGAACCTTGACGACGACGAAAAGAGTTCTTACCAGTCGGTCACATTTAACGTGTTAGAAGTTCCCGAATCCGAGTGGCTGTTCCCACTACCAGCGCTGCCCGCGATCAATGAGTGGGCTAGTTTCCTCGGCAAAGGCAGCGGCGACAGCATTCCCACAAAGCACGGCATCTATACGATCATTTCAGGCTTCGGGTTCGGCCTCGATTCACAGATGCAAGTGCAGTTTCCGATCCATGCACGCAACGCACGGCCAACGTACGTCGGAGAGGCAGATTTTGACTTTAGGTTTGTCCACTCGCAATTCGGTGCCGGAATAAATCAACAGCTGAATTACTATCCGCATTCGTGGGGTAAACAGTATGGCGCCGCTGATAGCCCACCGTGGGAATCAGAGCCCGTCAGCCGATCGAAGATGCGGCGTGATGGCGAGTTAGTCGCTGATCTCACTCGTGAGGGGTCCGACACGGAATCACAGCCTTCTGTCACTCGCACGGTCGTGATCTCTGTCGGTGCAGGCGTCGACAATCTGACTACTCCGCTGATCTATCTCAGCACTCCGGACTACGACGACCTGTCAAAAGAGACCGCCACCGCTGTGATGAATTCTTCTCCGAAAACAATCGAGGCCGTATCCTTATGACATCCACAATCAAACTCCCCTACCTTGCCTCCGGCCCAACGTACACGGTCGACGTGATCGATCCTGCTGACTTCAGTGTGTTAGAATCGGACTGAATGAACGAAATGAAGACCCACCACACACCACCGGCCATCTATTTTTGAGGCAGCACAATGACGATAATCGATACCATCAAAGACCCGCCAACACTGCGAGCTGGCCAAACGACTTCCCTCCGCAATTCCAACCAGCCATAAATAAAATTACAGATCTCCAACCCACAAAGCGAAAGAAACACCATGACTCTCAAGCATGACAACATCAAACTGACCGGCACGCTGACAATTAAATCGGATGGGGTTTCCGCGCAGGACCGCGATACGATTCTGAAGCAAACGCCAAACGCAGTCCTGCCGATCGACATGGCGACGCTGCGAGTCTGGGACGCATACCAGACGGTCCTGCCGGGCACCGCAGCAAATGACGATCTTGCTTTGATTGGCGGCACGTTCGGAACTGCCCCACCAAAAGTAGAGGCGGGCGACCTGAAAGCAGCGGGGTCAACGACGCGCAAGTTGAGACTTTCGTACATCCTTCCCGAAAGTTACGACCCTGGAGAAACAGCCGGCCTGAGTCTGTCTGCTGGCGTCGTCACGACAGTGGCCGACACGTCCTGCACAATCGACGTAGAGGCCTATCTTCTCGACAAACTTGGCAGTATCGGCAGCGACCTTTGCACGACCTCCGCTATGACGATTAATCATACGACATTGGCGGACAAATTGTTCGCGTTTAATCCGGCAGGACTGGAGCCGGGTGACGTTTTGGATGTCGTGGTCACGATCGTGTGCAATGACGGCGCGACCGGCACGGCAGTCACTCCGACCATCGCCAGTTTTGATAGAGTCTGCGACATCAAGGGCTAAGTATGGTTGCCAGAGGCCAGTACGCAATTGACGACTGCTGGGTGTATGGATTCCCGTGGGAAAAACGCAGTAGATAGCGGCCTTTGAAACCATCCTTTGAGTCCCGCTCGGCCAATCTCACAAAATATAAAACACGCCATTGACGGGCTGTACCGCACTCGGTACACTACCTTCGTCTGAAGGAGATCGACGCAATGGCGAACCTGATACGACCTTCCGGAGCTGGACTGGTAAACAACTATGGCACTGAAGCGAAGAAAAATTACAGAATGCGCTGAAGAGATCGGGCTGACAATGTCCATGATTCGAAGGCGGTGCCGCGACTACAACATTGGGGAAAAAGTGAAAAGTCCGCTCGGCGATTACTACATGCTGTCAAGGGCGGATGTCAAGAAGATCGTGGGGATGAAGAGGGTGAATTCGTGATGGGGCACATCAACTAGAAAAGAAGAGGCGTCACCACCGCATGGTGAGTGATTAGACTGATCACTGTACAATCTGAATTTGAAAATCCTGAAGGGAATCACAATGCCAATCCGACCATTCTCACGTAGCATGGGCAATCAGTACGGCCGCACACAAAACTATCTCGCTTCAGGTCCGTCTTCACAGGCTGATCAGTACACGTCGAACGTCTCAGGTAGTCCGACGGCTGGGCCGCAAGCGCACTTTTTCGGGCTGGCCATGCCGCCAAAGCCGAATGTTGCCGGCGTGTCAGATTCTTACCGGAAGCAAGGGCTGGGTGGCTATGGTGGTGGAGATGCTTTAAGTAACCATATGATCCAGCGTGCGATACAGATGTCAGGCCTGTCTGGTGGGGTTTCTCCAGCGGGCCTTGCTGGGTACGGATTGTTGACTCCGGGTATGGGTCATGAACAGGATTACAAATCAAATTTAGAATCAGCAAATAATCGCTTGCAGGCAACAAAAACACTCACGAACAAATTGCAGTCACTGAACAGTCAAGCGTCAAAGCGAATCAGCGACATGCGTAAGGCAGAGCCTCAGCCCAGTGCCCAGACCAACTATCTGTCACAGATGAATGACATGCGAGAGCAGCAGGGCATGGCGGCTGCGAGCGGTAGCGTCGGATACCAGCAGGGACTCGCCGGCTCTGGCTCTTTGAGTGGTCCAGTTCCGGGGCTGATGGGGGATACTGACTTTGCTGGTGCTCAGAAAAGAAACGAAAACCGGATCTTCGCTGGTTCATCACCCGGTGGGCAGCAAATGATTGATCGGTTTTCAAGACTGGCTGCTTTGCGTGGTCAGGATTCACGCTCGCCTGCACAACAGGACACTGCTGCCCACATTCAAGCAGGCAAGGACGCATTGTCTAGCGGTTTCCATGAAGGCAGGGATCTGTACAAGCGCGATACAGGTGAGCAGGTCCGAATGGCTCAGAACGGATTTCCTGTAGTTCAGCGGGGTGATGGTTCATTTGCATTGACTACTAGCTCACGGAGGCCGATGACTGAATCTGATGTTTCTCAGAATGCACAGAATCGACAGGATCATTTGCAAGATCCCGCAGTTCAGAAGCGAGGACTGGCGGCTCTACAAAAGACTGGCCGGATGACGTCAGCTGCCGAGGCGGGTTTGGCAGCAAAGGGAATTGAGCCCAAGGATTACCTGAACGACCAGGGTAAAGTGGACAAGGCAAAACTTGCGAAGATCATCAAGCGTGAATCAAACTCGCTGGCGAAGTCGGCTGCCGTGAAGGGTTACGATGGGACGTTCGATCCTAAGACGCAGCAGGCTGGGGTAGACCAGCTCAACCAGTTGGCTACTACTGACAGTCCTGAGGGAGCCATTCTGAACTCAGTAGGAGTAACGGCTCAATCGAGTGCGAAGGATGTTCACTCAGCCATGATTGATCCGTCTTTTCGTGCAACATACGACATGGGAAGCCCCGAATTGAAGTCGCGTTCGGCAAAAGCCTTCGCGATGCAGATTCAGGGAAACTATCGCAGACAGGGCGATTCTTGGCTGGGGGGAGCTCAGTCTGAGTCTATCGGATTTAGCCAGCAAAGCCGAGAGGCTTTCCGGGTCGCAATGGAATCATCTGCGAGTCTTGACTTAACTAATGAGTCAGTTGTGAATTCATGGTTTCAAAAGTTCATGGATTCTCAGGCTCCAGCAGTTGAAAGCCGCAGTGGCTCTGCTAGTGACACGTTCAGGAATTTCACCCAGACTGTGAATTGATTCAACCCGTAACCCCAAACTTTAGAGCAATCATGAACGAGCACATCGAAGAACTTACCGGCCAATTCATTAGTCAGATCGACGAAGGTGCGCTTGGCCGAGAAATCACTCGTCAAATTCGCACTGCAGTCAATGACATTCGTCAGCGGCCGAAGACCGTCGCGGGCAAAGCGACCGGTGCCCGCAAGCTAAAAATTCAGCTTTCATTTTCTCCGCGGCTACAGTACGACAAAGCGACAGAGACGGAGGAACTGATTGGCATCGACATGGAACCGACCGTCGTTGGGATGCTCCCGTCTGTGGTTGGTGGCGTGACTGATATCCGGCTAAGCAAAACTGGCGTGCCAATGCTGAACAAGGCGTTCCCCGGTCAGTTCGAACAGCAACCGCTTCCGTTCACACAAGAACCTGCTGAGGGACCAGAAGAGGAATAGTTTCTGTTGAGTTCCTGTTGAGTTACGTTTCACAGTCACAGTTTTTTAGATCGAGGCAATCATGTTCGCAGAGGCACTAAAGTTATTCAAAGACGCGGTCACTGGTTCAGTGGGCGCGAAAGACAAGGTTCAGTTGATGGATCTTGACTGCAATCAGAGGCTCATTGTTAACGGCAAGGGGGAATACGAGTATCACCAAAACCCTCGGTCATTTCACCACCATGTTCCGTCTTCAGTGGCCGGATTGATTGCCGTTGTGAAAACACTCCCGCATGATTCAATTCATATCTCGATTCAGAATGATATCGTCCTCGTGCGTGCAGATGGCGTCCACGATTTAGACAGCACCGACGGAATGGAGCCTGTGCATTTAAGTCTTGCGATTCAACGATCGCCCGTCTTGAGCATGCTGTCTGACTTTGCTGAGAAAACAGTGATGCTGTCGACTAGTGAGGTCATCCGGCTAATCCGGGCGTCCGAAATGTATCAGCACATTGTTCATCCTGAAAAACTTGTGTTTCAGATTGCAGATCTGAAGTGGAGAGTGAACGCAAGTGCATCTTCAGACAGTGGGATGAAGGCGTCTCGAGCCAGCTACGGCAATGATGTTGTCGAGGAAGCTGTGTCGGAGCCTGATTCAGCACTCACCGACTTCACGCTGAGGAACGTGCGAGCGTATAGCGACCATTCGATGACTGGGAGTGCTGACATACAATGTTTCTGGGAATTCGACATCCAGAACCAGAAACTGGCTCTAAGCCCATACGGTGGGCAACTTCAAAAACTGCAGTCGGACTGTCTTGCTACTCTAGCACTAGACATCACTGAAAGTGTCGACCCCAACAAGGTCACGGTTTCTCCTGCCCCATAGCGGCAGTGTTTGCCCTGTAATTTCTCCCGTAATTTTTTTCTGTGCTACCGTTGCGCCCAAACCTTAGAGATTCACCGCAACGCAACCTAGTGGCCTTTTTAACTCAAGGATGAAGTATGTTAGTTCTCGGAAGTAAAGTCGGCGATGTGACCTATCTCGAAGTTGGCGAGGTGAGATTTAGCGTGCGGGTCCAAGCGATCAGCGGCAACACCGTTCGCATGTCTTGGGACGCGGACCCGATTGTGAAAATTCTCCGAAAGAAGGTGAGGGACAGAATTGAAAATGAATCTTTGCACGTTCAGCAAGAGCCAGATTCTGGAAGACTTGATTCTGGAAAGTTGCCCGTTGCTACTGACGCGAGGCGCGTCGAAAAACTGTCAATGCAAGAAGAGGCAGTACCACGTACCACCAGCTGACTTGAGAGTTCTGAGTTGTGTGTTTCCTGACGATTGGCGGGGCAATCCCGTCGCACTACGAGAGGTTGAAATTGATATGAGTGAAACTACCGAGACTGTGAAATATAGCAAGTCGTTGTTTGGTGACGTGGGGGGGCAACCGCTCCGAATTCCCATCATAGGCGTATGTGGAGTGAAGGGCAGCGGGAAGACGATCGCGGGGCTATCTCTGGACCCGGAGAACACGACTGTTGTCGACAATGAGGACTCGTCAGCGTCGTACAATCTTCCGCTCAAAAAACGATACAGTCTGTACGATGAGGTCCACGCGAAGGCCGCGAATGGGATACCATCACCCATTGAGTGCTGGCTGTGGTTCGAGGACGTGATCTCAAACATTGATTCTCGCGTTTTGTTTGTCGACCCAATCACGGACTTGCAAAGCGGGGTCGTTGAATGGGTCAAGGCAAACCCAGAAAAGTTCGGGCGAACCAAAGCGCAGTACGACAAAGCCAGTGGATTACTGTGGGCTGATGTGAAGTCGCACCTCAAAATGACACTGGGGCGGTTGAGTCGCAGAGTTGAGTGTTTTATTTTTACCGCTCACATGGGCACCATCTGGCGTGGTGGTTCGCCAGTCGAGGGCAAGATGAAGGCGAAGGGTGTCGACACGTTCTACGAGTTGGCCAGCCTTTACTTGCATCTTCGCCGTGACGTGAACCCCAAGGATGGCAAGGTTCCGGCAATGCCAGTTGCGTCAATCGTTCCGCCACTTGGAAAATCCCGACTGGCACACACAACGATGGTCGATGGCGAGTTGAAAGTGTTGCCGATTCTTCCGCCGCAAGTCAAGGACTTTAGTTGGAAGCGACTCCGTGAATATGTTGCGAAGCCACCCAACTACGATTCTCTCAAGGCTGGTGAGCGACTGGAGATGAGACCGCTCACGGATGACGAGAAACTGCAAATTCAGGCAAGCATCGCTGCGGACAATGTTGTCGCTGAGGAATTGCGCAATGGCCGGCTGGACTCTGCGGCTATTGCGGCACAGCGCAATGCAGATGCCCGTACGTCTGCTTCCGCTACGGCGACGCAGGCAGCAGTGAAGGACGAAGGAAGCGTCACGAAAACTACTGAGTCATGGAAGGACGCGAATCTGTCCCTTGCTGACCGAGTGGCAGTGATTAAGGGGCAGATGAAAAGCCTGAGTCTAACAAAGGAAGCAATGGTCAAGGCTATTGAAAAGCGTGGTGGTGTAGGCGCGAAACTGGCAGGGCTAGACATCGATCAACTCTGCAATCTGCATGCGGCATTGTGGTCAAAGCTCACACAGGCAGATATGGGAAACGACGCCAAAAAAAAGAAGCATTGAAACGCGACTGGCCCGTAACCGTTATCGGGCTGGTCGTGAGGCATGGTGAAGAACGAGTGTGGGATCAGGGACTTGATTTGCTGGGGTATCCGGCGACCTGGATCACGGAATTTTGTGAACTGAAACGACTAAGGAAACTGTTATGAATACTGAAACTGACAACTACGATCCGTTTTCTGAAGACCACAACACGGAGAACCTGAGCGAAGAAACGGTTCACGAAGGCGGCGGCGGTAGCGTAAATATCGAGGGTCGATACCACGTCCAAGTGGAAAGCGTCGAGTACCTAGAAGCTGACATCTCAGGTGGAGCAGATGACGACGATAAAAAAAGATCGTTGCCAAACTTCAAAATCCAGATGGCTTGCTTAGCCGGTGAGCACGATTCTGAAGTCGGCAAAAAAATCTACCACCGAATCTACATGGCCGGCTGGGAAAGCAAGCAAGACGGAGTCATGAAGAAATTGGAGGAGAAGCAGGTGCATGGCATCCTCGCGCTGCTCCATGCGTTCGGAACAATCGGCGAAGATGCTTTTGGAAAAGAAGTGTTCAAACTAAATCGCGACATGTTCGACCGTCTCGAACAAACGCAGGCGATTGTGAAGGTTACGCCTAGCGAGTTCAATGGCAAGACCACCCAAAAGATTGCGTGGAACAACGACGTTTGGCCGCTTACGCACGAGAAGGTGAATGACGTGCCCATGGATCTGGAAGCCAAGGCGTGTGCCACAAATGGCGTGATAGATGGTGGCGACATTGACGACATCTAGTCGTTGGTTCACGGGAGGAGCGTGCGCGCCGGATGGGTGAGAGGCCCAAGGTTTCACAGCAATGAGGAGGCGGATCAATGACTCGACCATACGGATGGAAACGGGGGCTGTGGAGGGGCGAAGACTGCGGTCCTCCGAGTACATACACCGGAAGCGGATACAAAGGCCGCCACCGCGACAGGCAGCTCCTACACAAGACGGGTCGCCATCAGGGGCGAAGGGAAATTGAATCACAGTTGGCCGAAATGGATGAAGAGGATTATTTCTTCTGTTCGGGATGTGGTGACTTAACGCCTGAGTCGGAGCGATCGACGGGCACAACTGAATGCGGGTACTGCTAATAAAAACCAAACCAGACTGGATGCAACTATGAGTTTCGATGTGTTTAACCAAGAAGTGTCAACCCTTGACGTTGACATGAATTCAATGGACCAAATCGAAGAACCACCGTTCGAACTGGAGCCGGAAAGCCCGGCAAAGAAGTGGGCTTGGAGATACGGCGAGGACTGTGAGTGCCCCAGCGAAGGGAATTTTTTCGCCTACGATCTGGAGTCTGTTCCGGACACGCCTCGACCTGAGGAGGTGATCATTGAACCTCGCATGTTCGACATTTCAAACGTCCTGAAATCTGAAGCAACGTGCAAGAAATTCTTCAGCACGCCATGCAACTGTGACGACGCGGAAACATTGCTGATCGCTGAACGTGACGGCAAAAAACGCAAAGGCGTGCTTAACATTCTGGAGAAAATGGCTGTTGCTGGCGGGGAGGAGATCGTGAACTGGATGAACAGGTCTAAGAATCCCGCAACTTGCCGTATTGTGTCGATGGGGATTCAGCACTTGAACGAAGATCAGCCACAGGTGTGGTTGGCTCAGAACGAGAAGGAAGAACGGGAACTCATCGCTGCATTTTTCGACATCCACATGACCGGAAAGATCCGCGTGGGATACAACATTGCCAGTTATGACGACATGCTGATTTTTTGGCGTGCAATCAAACTGAACGTGCGAGTGCCGAAAAAGCTACACGTTGGGAGATGGGGTGGCAAGCAGAGTATTGACCTCATGTTGAAGATGTTTCCCGGCGGCCTATCCGATGCAATTCAACTGAAGTTGCTACTGCCATCGCTGGGGATCTTCCCGCCAGCTGGAGAGATCAACGGCAGTCACGTCTTGGCAATGGTCGAGGGTGGCCAGTGGGAGGACTTGGCCTTCTATGTTGCGAGCGATGCGTGGTCTGAGATGGAATTGTTCAAACGAGTCATGGCGGTTCTGGAACTATGAAGTCACCCATCACAGAACTCATTGGAACGTTCGGTCAGGTGCGTTGGTCTAAGCCTGACAACACCTGGCTTATTGCGATCCTTGAAGACGGGACCAGCATCGTTGGCTCTGCGTCCCCGGAACTATTCATTCGTGGCGTAGAGTACACGTTTTCTGGGCGATGGGAGGACAACGACAGTTACGGCCCGCAATTCAAATTCGAGACATTCGTTGCCCGTGCTCCAGTGACTGACGGGGCAGTGATGTCGTACCTCCAGCGGTTTCTGTTTGGGTCTGGTTATCAGTTCGGTGCGGTCAAGGCGCGCAAAGTGCTGGCGGAAGTCGGGCCTGAACGATGCTTGGCTACACTCAAGTCAGAACCCGCAAAGGTTGCAGAGTTGACTGGGATCACAAAACCGCAGGCTGAAGCGGTTGCGAAAATACTGATCGAAATTGAGCGGTTCGAGGAGACTCGAATGCGATTAGTGCAGTTATTTCAGGGCCGAGGATTCAGCCAGGATTGCATTGAAAACTGCATCAACGATTTCGGCGTATTGGCGTACGAGCGAATCAAACGAGATCCGTTCACGATGCTGGTGAGGAGATATGCGAGTGTAGGTTTCCTGAGGTGTGACCAGTTGTATCGCGACCTTGGCCTGCCGGAGTGGAAGCTGAAACGGCAAACGATTTGCTTGTGGCATCAAATCCAAGAGGCGAGTGGCAGTGTGTGGATCGGAGCGAAAGAAGCGGCTGAGGAATTGTCGCGGTTGGTCAGTTCGAAAACGAACCCGCGCAAGGCGATTCAATTGGGGGTACGGGCGAAGTGGCTCAGCCGAAAAAAGGACGCCGATGGGAAACTGTGGTTGGCAGAACGACAAGACGCAATCGCCGAGTCGCTGATTGCGAAATATGCACTAGAAATCAGGAACGCACATGATTCAATTAACGGAGAGCCAAGGAAAAGCGAGAACATTAGTGAGTCAATCCTCCTTTAGTCTTCTGACTGGAGGTGGTGGCACTGGAAAAACGACATTGCTCGCTGAATGGCTACGGCAAACTCCAGACATACCGACAGGATGTTTCGCACCGACAGGCAAGGCCGCACAGAGAATGGAGGAGGCGTTCCTTGAGTGTGGCGTGAGCCTCGGCGCGAAGACGATTCACTCAGGCCTGATCCCAACGCAATCGGGGTACAACGGGCGAGGGTGGAAATTTCAGTTTAACAGAGAGAATCCTCTGCCGTGCAGCAGGGTTTTGATTGATGAGTTTTCAATGGTCGGGTCAATGGAGTGCTCGTGGTTACTCAGTGCGATCGGCCCGAACACGCAGGTCGTCGCAATCGGTGATGTAGGCCAGTTGCCCCCAGTGGGCAAAGGGCGGCCATTCAAAGACATGATCGACAGTGGCGTGTTCCCGAACGCGCACCTCACTGAAGTTCATCGTTACGCTGGCCGTATCGCACATGTGTGCAAATCCGTTCGGGATGGCCAGACGATTCAACCATCCCCGAAACTCGACCTAGACCCAGATGCCAGTGAGTTCGGGCCTGAGAATTATCGGCACATTGAGCGGCGAACATCAATTCAAATGCTGGAGACGATCGACCTGTTATGCGAGAAGGTGAAGGATCGTGGGTTCTCGCCAATGAAAGACATGCAAGTGATCGTCACCCGGAATGACGCTGGCGGCATCTGCAGAAAGATCGTGAATCCTAGACTGCAACAGTTGCTGAATCCTAACGGTGGTCGATGGTCGAAATGCCCGTTCAGGATCGGCGACAAGGTTGTTTGCAAGCGCAACGCTTATCGAGAGGAGTACATCCAGATAGGAAACAAGCCTGAGAAAACTAGCGGAAAATTGTACACCGCGAATGGAGAGGATGGCATCGTCCACAGCATCGATGACCGTGCAATATTCGTTCAGTTCCGTGACGGGATGGTCCGGTTTGGCAGTGGCGGCTATGAACGAGAGGTGGTTATGGGTTATGCACTGACAACCCATTCAGTGCAAGGCAGTGGCTACCCAATCGCTGCGTACATGATTGATGACTGCCGGCTAAACGATCGGCAACTAGTCTACACTGGCCTGTCACGGGCTAAGAAGATCATGTTCACTGTTGGGCGAATGGCGACATTGCAGGGTCAGTTGCTGAGCAGCAACCTGCAGAAGAGAAAGACGTTCCTGAAGGAACGACTGCTGCAAGGAATTTAGTGACGAGTAGTAACCCGTAGGGATAGAGATGGTTATTTTGATTGAGTGGATTTAATTGGAGTTTTGGAGTGATTGATTTTCACGCGAAAGTATTGGCTGATTCTGTGACGAATGACAATCGAATTACGACGATGGAATTGACGTATCCTCGCTGTATCCACAGTGAGTTTATGACGCACCGGTCTCATTCGCGGAATGCGGCTTCGAGCCGTGCGATTCCGATTAGCCGGATGCTGAAGAATGTGAAGGAGTCCCCTTTCATTCCATTGCACTGGGGTGCGAATCAGGCAGGGATGCAGGCTGATTCTGTTTTAAGCGACCATAAACAGAAAGAGTGCAGGGTTGAGTGGCTGATTGCTAGGGATGAAATGTTGAGGACTGTCACTGTTCTGAATGGTATCGGCCTTCACAAGCAAATTGCTAACCGGCTGCTCGAACCGTGGATGTGGATCACTGTTATCACGACGGCGAACGATCGCGGCTGGGCTAATTTTTTTGGGTTGCGTTGCCATAAGGATGCCGAACCGCACATACAGAAGATCGCGTACATGGCTCGCGATGCAATGGATGGTTCAGACCCTCAGTATCTTGGGAAGGGCGATTGGCACTTGCCTTTAATAGGCTTTGCTGGAGACGACGGACTGACCTCGATGGATCAGGTGAGGGCCTGCGTCGGGCGCTGCGCCAGAGTCTCCTACCTGACTCACGATGGTATCCGAGACACAAGCAAAGACATCGAGTTGCACGATCGTTTGATGGAGAGTGGGCACTGGTCTCCGTTCGAGCACGCTGCTCGCCCTGCATTGTTCCGTGAGCCCGGACTGGGCGGAAATCTCGGTCTCGGGTGGGTGCAGTACCGAAAACTGTTTGCAGGGGAATGTGCATGAGCAGTGGTAACAAATATCACCGCACGGTGTTTGACATTACGTCACGGAGTAAGACGGCGACTGTCGATGTTTACGCAGTGCTTGATGCGTTTAATGTCACTTGTTCGGCGCGGCAGCATGCAATTAAGAAGTTGCTATGCGCTGGTATTCGTGGAAAAGGCGACAGCACGCAGGACTTGTCGGAGGCACGTGACGCTGTTGTTCGTGCGATGGAGATGGAGGACCGACGAACGAACGGGAAACTGAAAGATGCTTGTTTTGATTGAGTGGGTTTACACCCATAACCCGGCGAATGGGCGATGGATTTTCCGGTACTACAAAACGAAAACGATAGGCAAACTATGAAAACACTGACACAACCATTGAAGTGGCACGGCGGGAAAGGTGCCTTCGGGGGCAAACTCGCCAAGTGGATTATTTCACTGATGCCGTGCCACACCCATTACGTTGAGCCGTATTTTGGTGGCGGCAGTGTGCTGCTAAACAAAAACCCGGAGGGTGTGAGTGAGGTGGTGAATGACATCCATGGCGAGTTGATTCAATTCTGGTCGGTTCTTCGTTCGGATGAATGGTTCGATCTGCTTCTTCGAACAGTTGAGGCCACGCCATTTTCGGAATCCATGTTTGATGGCTGCCCAGTCGACAACCCATCAGAAATGAGAACGAACGAGCAACTCACCCGAGCATGTGTCGCTAGGGCCTACCGGTTTTTCATCCGTGCCAGACAGTCTCGCCAGGGCTTGATGAAGGACTTCGCAACTCTGTCTCGGAACCGCACGCGACGCGGAATGAACGAACAGGTGTCGTCGTGGTTGACGGCGATCGAGGGGTTGCCGGATGTTCACAAAAGAATGAAACGAGTCGTCATTTTGAACCGTGATGCAATCAGTGTGATCAACACTCAGGATGGTCCAAGCACCGTGTTCTACCTTGACCCACCGTACCTCCATGAAACTAGGAGGACGACTCAGGATTACGAATACGAAATGTCTCCCGAATCGCACACTCAGCTATTGCTGAAGCTCCGCGACATCAAAGGCAAGTTTCTGCTGAGTGGCTACAGGAGTGAACTTTACGACGCGACAGCTAGCGGTAGTAATTGGAAACGGCATGAGTTCGGCATTGTGAACAATGCCAGTTCGAAGAAAACAAAAGACATCAAAACAGAATGCGTCTGGACGAACTTCTAGGTTCGTAAATACAAACGTCACACACAAACGTCACACACAGAAGGCATCAATCGGCCATGGATGAACCAGAACTGAATCTCGTCTACCGACCCTACACTCTGATCGTCGATTCGAGAGAACAAAGCTCTTATGATTTCCGCGACATCGAAGCCAATAAGGCCGAAGGTGGCGGCACAATTGTGGTGAAGACCAAGCGTGATGGACTGAAGACTGGCGACTATTCGATTGAGGGATTCGAAGATAAAATCTCAGTTGAACGGAAAGAAATTTCCGACCTGTTCAATTGCGTTGGTGGTGATCGTGACCGATTCGAACGGCAGCTGTTCCGGCTTAATGAATTGGATCATGGATTCGTTGTCGTCGAGGCAGACTGGGCCAGGATCATGAGAGGCGTGGAGAGGTCTAAACTGGACCCGAAGACCGTCTCTCGCTCAGTGATTGGATGGCAGCAACGGAAAGAGTTCCGAAACGTGCATTGGTGGATGGCACCAGGAAAACGGTTCGCAGAAAAAATAACATTCAGAATACTAGATCGGTATTGGAGAAAGCAGCAATGAAACGCGGACCCCGAAAAAAACGCGGCAGTGTGACAATCAAGGTCAACCCGATGAAAGAACGACAGCGAGCTTCAGCGTTCGATGCTGGCTGGACTGCATGCGAGCAGCGAAAGGATCGGTCAGACAATCCGTATTCTTCATCCCATGAACTGCACGGGTCATGGAATGATGGCTTCGAAACCTCGTCGTGCTGAAGGCTGCTTCACACTAACTTCAATACCTTTCCACCCGACGCCTCGCAGCTCGGGTTTTTTTACGAACGGAACAGAATGAAGACTCAGAAGGAAAAGTGGGACGAATATCTCCAGGCTATTATTGACGCATTGGGCGCTGATGGCATCCAGAAGAAATGCGAGGAGTGGGGATTAGAGTTCACCGGCACTGAGTCAGGCTCTGGTTGGGCAGAGTGCAGGGCGAAGAATCGGTCAGACGAAAACGCCTCGGCTGCTGTGAACCTTGGAACAGGATACTACCGCGACCTCGGACCAGGTCCGTCATTCCCGTTTTTCCGCCTCGGCGTTGAGTACGGACCATTCGCACACTTCCACGAATGTGTTGACTCACTGGGCAAAGAGGTAAAGGTTTTGTCCCTGAAACCGAAATCAACCAAGGGCAGTTCGTTTTGGTCGAAGATCAAATTCCAGAAATGGAATTACATTGCAGCCCGACCCCTGGCAAAAAAGCTAGGTGTCAGTCAGGAAACCCTAAAGCTCGTTGGTGCGTGCATGGCGAAGACCAACTCCGGAGAGCTCGCCGTCTGCTTCCCGATCGTTGACGCCTCGTTGGGGTTCAATACCGAACAGAAGGGCTGGGTGCTGATGAATTCCAACGGTCGCGAAATAACACGCTACCGCGGCAAAGGCGCACCGGCTGAGATGCTCGGCAAGATGTCCATCGGCACGAAGGGGATAATGAACCACCATGCAATCACGCACTGGCAGCAGTCTCAGGTGATTTACAAAGTCGAGGGCGTGTCAGACATGCTGGCCTTGCAGGAGTTGATTCCCGAAGAGCATCGCGGCAGGCACTTGGTTGTGACAAACTCCGATGGGTGCGATGGCGGAACAGCACATGCGTTCGGGGACTTTGCTCGCGGCCGGCAGATAGTAATCCTCCACGACGCAGATGAGCCGGGCCAGTTCGGTGAATCGGGATCGAAAACCGGCGGCGCACAGAAGTGGGTTGCCAGCTGCTTGTCTGGCGGCGCGAAGTCGGTGCAAAATGTGCAACTGCCGTACGCAATCGAAATGAAAAAAGGGAAAGATTTGCGGGATTGGATCGAGGAAGGCCACACCTACGATCAGTTTATGGATTTGGTGAAGGCCACGCCGGCTGAGAAGCGCGGGACAATTACTCAGGAGCCCATTGTCACACACGAGGGTCTGTCCGAGCACCAGGTGATCCTGCGAGAGCTCGACCTGATCGTGCTTGGCCACACCAAGAATGGCAGCATCCAAGTTTTTAACGCCGCGCAGTGCCGGAAATTTACAATCTCAGACATCGACAGGTTTTCTTACAATAAGCAGTTGATCCACATCGGGCAGCAGGCCGTCCTGAAAATCGCCGACCCGTCCGATAAAGACGCGGATGAGGACATGATCTACCACGTAGACGTGCAAGTCGCCATTTCTCGCGAGGCTGGTGGCAAAGAACTTTCGCGGATGAACACCATCGGGGTGGGAATGTGGGAGTCTGGTGGCCGGATGTTTGCGGTCGGGGCTGGCGAGTGGTTGGCTGTGAATGGTGGCGTGCAAGCATACACGTCACCACTGATCGATGACAAAATCGTGGACTTCGGGGAAACCGAGGAGGGCTGGTACGACAAAGACCTGCTGTTCAACTATTTGGAATCCGCGAAGTCGCCGGAATGGCGCGAGAATCACCTGATGGAACTGACGGAAATTTTCGGTCGCTGGGAAAACCATACGCATCCAGACGCCGGGATGATCTTGGCCTGCCTAGCTATCGGAACGTGGGCGCAGTCAATCTGGGACTGGAGACCGTGGATCGCGATTCAAGGTGAGAGCTCGACTGGCAAGACCGCGTTGATGGAATTCATCGCGAACTATTTCGACAAACTCGCATTTGCCACCTGCGATGCCTCGGCCGCTGGGATCCGGGATGAGATTGGCAGTTCCGGCCTGATCCTGATGTACGACGAATTCGAGGGTAGCAAATACAGGGACGAAATAATTGCCCGGCTGATGTCGTCGAGCCGACGAAGCCGGTTCGGAGTGACTGTCCGCTCAAGCTCTAGCCTCCAGAGCACGAAATCCGAGCTTCAGCTGATTCCATGGTTCAGTGCGACGGACATGAAGCGCGACAAACAAACGGAAAGCAACCGCTACATTACGTTTGAGCTTGGGAATCGGGATGGTCTGCCGTTTTTCGACATCCCAAACGACCCAGATCGCCTGAGCGAGCTGAGAAATAAGTCAATCGCTACGATAATGCGGTGCTGGGCTCGGGTAAAAGAGCTGTGCCCGACCATTATCAAGTCGATGGACCAGTCATACTCAAGGCAGGCTGAGTCGTACGCGCTCCCCTGTGCTATCTACGCGGCCATCTGCGGCGATAGTGACGCACGGGCAGTCAAACACCATGCAACGCTCATGGGGAAGCTCAGGGAGGGCTCAGTGGTCGAGGAGGAGGAGAGTGAACAGAAAATGCTAATGAACTCGATCCTCGAATCAATCGTGCAACTGGGGAGTGGAGCGCAAACAACTATCGGAACGGTGCTGGCAACTGAGGGTAGCCACGGTCTGAACGGTCATGACTCCGGGAAGATACTGCAAACGTACGGGATTCGACGAATACCATTTTCCGAGGTCCAGAGCATGAGGGACTGGAAGGATTGCCCGTTCCGACGTGATGAGTCCTACGTGTTCCTCGCGTCAGGGAATCAGCTGAAGCGCACGCTGCTGAAAGGAACGGACCATGTACGTCAAGACCTGAAGACAATCCTGAAGCGGTTGCCCGGGGCGTTCTCCGGATTGTGCCGCGTTGGCAATCCAACCAGAGGCACATTCATCCCCTCGTCGAACATTGGCAATGTTAATGACACCAAGGTTGAGCCGTTTGCCACCGTTGAGATAGACGGTGACTTGGATTCCATGTGAGTTTGTGACGGAGTCTTCGTTTTCGGCAGTTTAGTTACGGCTTTGTGACAGCCATGTTTTCCGGGGATGCTAGACTTTCTCCCTTCTATAGAAGGAAGAAAGAAAGAAAGAAGAAGAAGTAGTAGTAGTAGTGTAACAGTGTAACTGTGTAATTAGAGTAGACACACCTTTGGGAAAATAAACCAAGCTGACTATCTTGACTCTACTCTTATCTCTCTGTTGGTGTGTGTGTGTCGGGAAAAAAGCGTACAACGTTACAGTGGGTCACTTCGTCAACGCATACGTTAGTGAAACGCTGTTTCAGGAGACTGATACAAGCATGAACAGACGGGCAAAAAAAGTAACAAGCCTATGAAATATATTAGCCTAACCCCCCGTCCTGCCCAGATTATCAGCTTGCCGGTCTGGTTCGCTGATCGAGTGGAGGTCAAGACTGATAACTGCACGATTCCCCGGGGTGTTTGGATGGTGTGTGATGAAAAGTTCATTCGCGGGTTGGTTGTGAAGTTGGAGAAATCGCAGGACGCTGAGCAGTGTGAACGGATTCAGGTAGTCCTTGATGTTTTACAAACCGAAGATGAGGAGCAAGTACAATGATAAATGGCGTGCAATATGTCGCGAAAGGTTCTGTCTCGGGAGTTTTAAAAACGATCGAATCCCGGAACAAATCAGTTTTTTGGATTCGCCACGCAAAATAAAAGGCCGAAGAAGTGGTTCCGACGTCCGACGTGACGAAGGGGACTGCCTCCGTAAACTATCGCCGGTTTCGGCGATGGGGGTCGGGGGGTGTGTCTTCTGCTCTCGGCTCAAAAGGGGATTTACTAGGAGCGCGCAATGACTGGACAGCTACTTCCGCAGAGATTTAAGCACCGACCGACAGCGACCAGCAAGTGGTATTTCGGGTGCTGTTTTTACCAGCCTGATCATGACTTCTGGTTTGTGGCCGCGCAGACAGAGCAGACAGAACGATTCGAACTAGCACAATGCACGTTCGAACACGACCCGTGGGAGACGATCGGTCAGGTGATCGCTGGAGACGACGCGGAGTTGCGTTGGATCGATAATGGCATGGGATGGAGGGACAGCGATGAATAATTTACGGGAATCTGACGAGACACGGCCCGATTGGTTTCCGTGTTGTGGTGTCGAGTATCGCGGCTCAATCGAACACGGAAGCAGGTGCGATAACTGCGGCGACATCATGGTCTGGTGCAGGGGTTGCGGCGGCGGCGGTGAAGGCCACTCGGCCAGCACGTGTGACGTCTGTGGCGACGAGTGCTGCCCCGATTGCCAGTGGGATCCAGAGGATGATGATGTTCGCACGATTTGCTTTAAATGCGGAGATACCGATGACTGAAGATTTTGGCAGCGCAAGAGAATACGCCGAGCTGTTCGAAACCGGACTGTACGGTCGGCTGTGGCTTCACGTCGGAGCAGCTCGCCAAGGCAGGGCGTTTGAGATTTACGTCGTGCCCGAAGGGTTCGTGCCGGGATACCTAGGCCGCGACGCAGTTCAGGTCTATGGACTCCTCGGCACCGAAGAGTACGGATGGAAACACGACGGGCCGTGGCAGGATGATTTCGAGCGACTGGTGATCGATCGACGTGCAGAGATTGAGCTTGCAAAAGCCCAGCTGCTGGCGACGTTTCTCGCGGAGAAACACGCCGAGGAATCGCGAATCGAAAAACTGCTGGCGGCTTATTCGGAGGTGGTCCAGTGAGTGGGTTTAAACCTGCGGTCTACATTCGAGACGAAATGACCGCCCGAGGCATGACGCGTGAGGATCTCGCAAACGCGTGGGACGACATGACGACTCAGCAGATCGCTGATCTGCTCGACGGGACTACTCATGTCACTCAGGCCATTGCAGACCGGCTGGCGATCCTGTTCGGCAATGATCCGCAGACGTGGATGTATTTGCAGCGACAATGGAATGCAACGGGCCAAGAAACCGAGATGCTTAAAAGCCGATTGGAATGCAGTAAACGGCAGGCGAGACGATGGAAAAAACTGGTGCATCAGACCCAAGGCAAAATGGCAGTCCTGCGGCACGAGAACAACAAACTGAGGGCCGCGAACGACAAGCTGAGGAACCCAGAATGAGTCACGAAAACGACGCATAACCGACGCATAATCGGCGCATAAAAACCCGCCATGTTAACGAAATCTGTTTCGTGAACATACGTTTCCAGGGTTCGAACGAAAGGCTTGTACGATGATCAAAACGCTAACGGAGATTCTGACGTCCCGATTGAAGTTGCGGGCCATGCGCGACCGGAACATGCAGCTGATAGATCAGGTGATAAGCTCGAATCATCGCGCGCGAATGCTGTCGAAAGAACTGCTCATCGAAAAGCAGCGTGCCGACGAAGCCGAAAAACAGCTGAACGACCTGAAGCGAAAAATCGCAGAAGCGCTGAAGGGCCTGTCATGGGATTGGCCTTGACAATCAGCCCGGAATCCGCAGAATGTGGCAGGAACCATTCCGCACACCACCAAAGGCGTTCCCATGACCGACCACGATTTCAACGCGGCACTCACGGCCCGGATCAACGTACAGCTTGACCTGCCGTTTCTTTCCGAAGAGCAGGAAGCGGTCGCAATCGCGTGGTGCGTCAATCTGATCGGCCCGCGAATCCCTGACTCAATCAAGACGTTTGTCCTCGATGCAGCAGACGGATTGAGCGCTGAGGAGTTGGGCCGGCTTGAGGACATCTTGGTCAACGTGCTCAACGATCGGATCGACATCCCGTGGATGACCGAGAGTATGGAGGCCAGTCTTCTGCGGCCGGTCGTGCAGGCTGTTCTGGACCTTGCGAAAACAGGTCTGTCAATCTACGTATAACCGAGGTCGAGCCGATGATTGCAACGATCACGATTAACTGGATGCCGATTTTCGGGGCTGTCATGGCCGTGGGCGGCGTCGGAACTCTGGCCTATCAGATGTGGACGGGCCGAACTGTTAAGGATCACTCAACAGTTGACGATTCAGCTGTCAAGGATTCCTTGACAGCTCGATTGGCGGATGAACTACCGCCACCCGGTGCCGTCGCGTGGGTGGAGGACATCGTCAAATCAATGGGCAGCGCCTCCGCCGACAGTATAATCGCGCAGCTCACCTCCGGTGCGTCTCGGGATGCAGCTCAGGTCGCGAGGATCAGAGATCTTGAGGGCAGGCCGGTTGAAACGGCGGTGGCAGAATGAAACGATTCGCCCCCGCAATTATCGCGATTATCGGCGGCGTTTTGCTGCTGGTGCCTACGTCGGATAGTACGTCAGATACCACGTCGGCTGTCGGCGAGGCGTTAGCAAACAGCCATGCGGCTGACCGTGCCAGCCAGGTTGCAATTCTGCGAGACGCCGCCACGATGCCCGCGGTGACTTCGGATGACCTCCGGGCGATCGTCGTAGCAGTAAACGATCGGCGAGCAGCAGCGCATACGACGGACTGGATGCCGTACACCGAAATGTTGGCTGAGGCAATTGACGCCGGGACGCTGGATCAGATGGTTGTCGGCGACGTGTTGGCCACGTGCCATGCGGCTGACCGAGCCAGCCAAGCCGCAATCCTGCGAGACGCCGCGACGATGCCAGCAGAAACCGCAGCCGATCGCCGAGCAATCGTCGTCGCCGTAAATGACCGACGAGCAGCCGCACGCAGGACGGACTGGGTGCCGTATACCGACATGCTGGCCGAGGCAATTGACGCCGGGACGCTGGTTCAGATGGCCGACAAACTGGAGGCGTCGCAATGACCAACTTTACCGGCTATCCGATCGAGCTAGAAGACCAAGAATACATCCGGTCACTGTCTCGCGAGACTAACGTTTTGGCCATGCGTGGCACGTACAATGAGGTCCGGTTAGACGTCCGGTCGCTGGCGATCGTCGAAAATCAGGGCGGCCAAGGGGCGTGCGCTGGTCACTCGCTGTCGTCCGTGATGGAATGGATTTACGTCGTGCTCCACGGCGAGGCAAAATGGTTTCAGCTCAGCCGGGCCATGGGATACTACGAGGCTCAGAAGCTGAGCAACATCCGTGGCGACCGTGGCTCAACCATATCAGCGGGCGTTAAATTGGCCATCAATACAGGCTTGTGCCGCGAGGAATTGTGGAGGTATCCACGCAGTTACAGTCCAGCACGGCCGTCGGATTACTCAGCAGTTTTGGCAGACGCAAAAAACTACACAGTCGGCAGCAGCACGCAGATCACCAGCTACGACGGCTACCGGACGTTCCTCGGCGCTGGGCTCGGCGGAATCCATCAGGGCATCGGCTGGAACAGCACCGTCAATCGAAAACTGGTGGATTCGTATTCCAGCGGCGGGCGAGACGGCGGTCATTCGATCTGCGCTCTGTGTCTGTCAACCAGAGTTGATTCCAACGGCGATCCGTACGCCTGGATTCTAAATTCGTGGGCCAACACTTGGGGGCAAAACGGCTGGGCCGAATGGAGCCCAACAGCGATCAAACAGATGTTGCGTTATCAAAACACGACGTTTGTGGGGCTGTCGGACATGCCCAACATGCAGCCCCGAGAATACACGCTCGACGACATGAAAAACGATTTGAGGATTTGAATTACTTCCTACCCAAAACGCAGGAAACTACACGATGATTACAAACAACGCTGACGGACAAACCGTCACAGTCACTGCCGATTACCTGACGCTCGTCCATTTTTTCGATACGTGGCAAGAACAGGTGTGGCCAGATTGGAGAGACAGCGTAAAAGGCCGCAACAAAATCGCCCAAGAGATTCAAAAAGCCATACCCTTTTGGGTAGGGGGACACGGTGCATTCGCAAGCAAAGGCGTGTTTCGATCCGCTGTTATAATTGCCGCTGCTAAATGCGGCATGGAATACACGCCACTGTCGCTAGAACAGGAATAGAATATGCGAACCATTTTGTTGACGATAACAATATGCCTGTGCGGCTGTACTCAGTCAGCACCGGACTCAGCCGAACTGACGATGCTCAAACGATCGCTCTCCGGAGTGTCCGCTTTGGCCAGCCAAAACGACACGACGCACGCACAATTGACCGACCAGACAGCGAAGCTCGACAGGATAATCCAGCAGCTGGACGCTAGCCCTGAGGATCTAGTGCCACTAGTGACGGAGACGGGTGGGGCGTCCACTGTGGATTGTGATTGTGCCGACTGCGAGTGCGACCCGTGTGTCTGTGGGGGTAAGACTGTCGAGTCCAATGACAAGCCGACGCTGTGGGTCACCTACGCTGATTTCAACTGCCCGCCATGTGACCGACTTCGCGCCGACATTGCATCCGGCATGCTCGACGAATTTACGATCGCCGTGGCATCAGGTAACGGGATCGGCGGCAGTAGACCCGCAATCCGTTTCCGCTCAGCGACATCAGAGACGGGCTACGCAGTGCAGTACGGATACAGCGACACAATGCTCAGGTGGCTTAAGTCTAATCTGCTGGACACACAGGCGGAGATGATCGTGTCTCGCCCTGCTCGTCCGTCGCGCCCTGCAGCAGCATCACACAGCGATATGGTCGCGACGCACAACGCACTTCACGGTGGCGGGTCGTGGACGTGGCCCGGTGATCTGGCCACGCACCTGCGCGAAACTCACGGTGTCGATTCTGGAGCCCAATCTCAGCCAGTCAGATACAGCAACACGTCGTCCTGTCCGGGTGGTGTGTGTCCTACGCGGTCACGCTCGACACGTCGCGGTCTGTTTGGCCGGAGGCGATAACATGGCGACACTGCTCAAAATCAACGAGCGGCATCCGTCGCCAGCGAACGCTCTGGTGTGGGAGTTGTTTCATGCCGGCAAGCTAACGGTAGGCGGTCGAGAAATCAGGCTCGGAAGCCGAAAACTGCCGACGCCTACAGTACGGGGCGATGCAGTGGTTTGGACGTTCGACAAGCCAGCAAAAGTTGACACGCCGGGACCTGATTCTAGCGTCACAGAAATCCGTCAATATCGGGACCGGATCGAGATTACTGTCTGGCCGTGGGCTGACATTACGATTGCCACCAAATGACAAACCTAGTAATGGCCGACACAAACAACCGGATCAATCGGCAATTCGGCATCGCCCCGCATCGCAAAAACAGCACCGGACACATGGCCGAAACTGAGGCCGGGAAAATGTCTCGGCGAGTAAGTCAGGCGGCGGCATCCGTGGTGATCGACTACGCAACGTTCGGCGAACCATTGACACGTCGGCAGTTGCGAAAGCAGGTCCGGTTACGCATGGGCCTGTCGGTTATTTCGTGGATTTATTGGGGCTGGCAGATTGCGAAGTGGGTCGACTTTATTTGGGGGCTGTACAGCGAGCGACAGTCGGCACGACTACTGGACGAGATTGCGGCACAGTCGCAGGCCATGGGGCTTTACGACGACACAAGTAAGCACACAACCAACGACGGAAACACTCAGTGACCACTGAAGATCTCAAAACAAAAGCCGTTGATTGGCTCGCAGGGCAGTCGTTCAACAACGTGCTGCTGATGTGTATCTTGGTGTCCGGTGGGTGGGCGATTCACTTCGCAGTCACGAAGGCAATTCCAGATCACATTCGAGAAATCCAACGTGGATACGAGACGCTTGAAAATCGTCACATGCAAGAGCGTGAGACGATCAGGATCGAATTCGACAGATGGCTCGAGCGGATTATTGAGAAGCAAATCGGAGCGATCGATGGACGACGAGGACGAGGAGTTCGAACGAACAGCGAAGTCACTTAGGTCAAGACTCGATGCTTGGTTGTCGCAGAATTTTGGCGACAAGTGCGACCATTATGAGCCCGGCTGCGAGTGCTGCGAGCGCTGGAAATTGGCGGAAGAATTGCTTGCATTCGACCGCGTGAAGCACAACGAATCAGGACCGTCATAGATGCGGCTTCCCGGTGTGACGGGAGACACCGGGTTTTTTACTCTCAAGGATCAAACGACATGCGACCGACTATCGATGAGATCAACGCAGTGCGAGCTGCCAACGACGACACTACAAATACTGAGACGATTGCGGCCGCGTTTCGTGCGATGACTCAGCACGTGCGTAACACTGTTGGAGTGGACTCTGACGGATCGAGTCCTGACCTGCAAAAAGTCTTAGAGCGTTATGACTTACTCGACGGGTCGCTGAAGACGTCGGTCGACAATGTCGGCAGTAAAAGCCTATCGTCAGCGTACGACAAATTGATCCGATACATGAACACACACAATCGAGTGATCCACAGCGGGGACGTGGCTGCGATTGGTCAGTTGACCACGACGATCACAAATACCGCAAAGGCAATACGACCGGAATCCGCTGAGGACATCCAAGCCGACATGGACGAGCTGACTGGCGGTGTTAAGTACCGCGACGTGACAGCGGATGTCGTGGCAGCGGTCATGGACGAGGATGCTAAACGGACAATCATTGCCGCGACATTGGCGATTCCGCAGGCGATCATTGACCCGCAGCAGAGGCGTCTGAACGCAATGGCGGCGTGGCTTGAGACAACGGACGACATGACGCCAGCCGCACTGCAATCGTACGCCGATGAGTTGCTGTCGACGACTGACGGCAATCCGGTCGGTCATCCGAGTGGGTATGACGGCAATCCGAGCGGGGGTTAATCGTGAGTGCATTCCAGCTATTGATCCGAACAACCAACTCTGGCACATCCAGTAGCACGCAATTCACCCTGCCGGGTGATTCGGGCGAGACGTACGATTTTGTCATCGATTGGGGCGACGGTGGAGCGGACGAGACGATAAATAGCGGATCAAGTTGGACTCACACGTATTCATCTGGTGGAGATTACACTCTGAGCATCACGGAGTCATCAACCGGTGGATTTCCCGCTATTAAATTCAATAATGGCGGCGATAAACTGAAGGTCTTGGAGTTGGCCAACTGGGGAACGAACAAGTGGATCACGTTTGAGGATGCGTTCTACGGATGCTCCAATTTGACCATCACAGCAACGGATCACGCAACAGCAGTGACTGGGTTTGTTACTGATTTTTCATTCGCATGGCGAGATAATTCGCTAACAAGTTTCCCGCTGATTGACACAAGCAGCGGAACTAATTTTGGGAACGCATGGCGAGGGAATTCGCTAACAAGTTTCCCATTGATTGACACAAGCAGTGGAACTATTTTTTCATTCGCATGGCGAGAGAATTCGCTAACAAGTTTCCCGCTGATCGACACAAGCAGCGGAACTAATTTTCTATTCGCATGGTTCAACAATTCGCTAACAAGTTTCCCATTGATTGACACAAGCAGCGGAACTAATTTTCGATATTCATGGGTCAACAATTCGCTAACAAGTTTCCCATTGATTGACACAAGCAGCGGAACTAATTTTTCATTCGCATGGCTCAATAATTCCCTAACAAGTTTCCCATTGATTGACACAAGCAGCGGAACTAATTTTTCAGGCGCATGGCGAGAGAATTCGCTAACAAGTTTCCCGCTGATCGATACAAGCAGTGGAACTACTTTTTCATTCGCATGGGACGGGAATTCCCTAACAAGTTTCCCGCTGATCGACACAAGCAGCGGAACTGATTTTGGGAACGCATGGCGAGGGAATTCGCTAACAAGTTTCCCATTGATTGACACAAGCAGAGGAACTAATTTTTCAGGCGCATGGCGAGATAATTCCCTAACAAGTTTCCCGCTGATCGACACAAGCAGCGGAACTAATTTTGGGAACGCATGGCTCAATAATTCCCTAACAAGTTTCCCGCTGATCGACACAAGCAGCGGAACTAATTTTTCAGGCGCGTGGCTCGGGAATTCCCTAACAAGTTTCCCGCTGATCGATACAAGCAGTGGAACTAATTTTGGGAGCGCATGGTTCAATAATTCCCTAACAAGTTTCCCATTGATTGACACAAGCAGCGGAACTAATTTTTCAGGCGCGTGGCTCGGGAATTCCCTAACAAGTTTCCCGCTGATCGACACAAGCAGCGGAACTGATTTTGAGAGCGCATGGGACGGGAATTCCCTAACAAGTTTCCCATTGATTGACACAAGCAGCGGAACTGATTTTTCAGGCGCATGGCGAGATAATTCCCTAACAAGTTTCCCGCTGATCGACACAAGCAGCGGAACTAATTTTGGGATCGCGTGGGCCGGCAATACGATAAACACCGGAGATTATAACGCACTATTGGCAGGGCTATCCGCTAATGCAAACAACAGCGTCACGTGGGGCGGAGGTTCTAGTAAATACCACGACACAGGCCAAACTCAGAGGGATATCCTCACAGCGGCCCCACGCAATTGGACGATAACCGACGGTGGATACGATGCAACATACGTTCCTCCATCATCAGGAGCCCCCGCACAAAACGCACAACACAACAACCTGCGAAACATAAGGATGGCCCCATGAGCAACGTCTACAAATCGGCGTCCGTCGATCAATACACTGAGTGCAAACTCTGGACAGTAGCCGACGGCCTGCCAAAGACAGACGCCGTTTACAACACGTCTGGCCTATCGATCAAATACCAGATCGGCAATGCGGCCATCGTGTCGGTTACAGTTGCAGGCTCGCCAGCACCAGCATCCATGTCTGCAGGCGGGTCACATGCTGACTGGGGCATTTATCACGTCGGCAACGGGTGGTACAAAATTGGACTTGCTGATGCTGTGCTGGCAACCGCAGGAACGCGGGTGAGAGTGTGGATTGAGTTAGCAGATTGTGATTCCGGACCGACGGACATCTATGTCGGCGGTTATGATGGGTCAGCGGTGGCATTAGGTGCATCCGTGGCGGGCGATGAAATGGATCTAGTTGACGCACCGAACACTACAGCCGTGACTGCGATTCAAGACGGATTGAGCACTCATTCCGCATCTGATGTTTGGACTTCGACGACTCGGACCTTGTCAGCGTTTACGTTTGCCGTCACCGTAGGAACCAACTCTGACAAAACAGGATATGCGTTAACAAGCGGCGAGCGGTCAACACTGGCTGGAGTCATCGATTTGGCCTTAATCAACACCGGGGATGGGGCAGATTTCATCGGGGCGTTAGCTGATGCAATCGCTGCTGATTGGGTCCAGGGGGATGCTTCACCTTTGGCAATTGTTGCCGCGTTGAAGGCGGACGCTCAATGGTCGAATTTGGTGACGATGCAAACCAACATCACATCGATACTGGAGGACACGGACGACCTACAGAGTAATCAAGGCGATTGGGCGACTGCAACCGGGTTTTCGACGCACAATGCTGCGGCGGTCCTGGCTGCGTTTGGCACGGGGAGTGACCTTACATCGCTGGTGACGGCGACAGGATTCGCGACGCCGACAAATATAACGTCAGCGACTGGGATCGTGTTGTCAGGTGTCACACATACTGGGGCAATCATTCCACGCGTGGCGCTTGTTGATACGACGACAACTAACACGGATATGGTTTCCGGATTCGCCACGCAGGCATCGCTGGACACTAAACTGTCGGCGGAGCGGTTGGCGGTGCTGACCAGCCTTGCCGCGATGATTTCTACCAATGTTTATACCACCGCCAGCCTTGCCAATGGGCCGGGTGGGGTGAGCGCCGAGGCACTTGCTGAAGCGGTCTTCGATACACAACTTAGTGATCACACTGAATCTGGTTCGGCTGGGGCGGCCCTCTCTGCTGCAGGATTAGCTGGAGATCCTTGGATAACGCCACTTCCTGGATCTTACGGTGCTGGAACTGCAGGGGCAATTGTTGGCGGGCTCCCTCGCGACACCTTGGCGATTGATGTCACTGTCCTCGGGGCTGGTGAAGTCGGTGATCCGATCTCTCTCAAGCAGTCGAGCGCTATCTCGCTGTCATTTACGTTCCTGTCTGAGCCGGAATACGACACGATCCTGCTCGGCATCTCCGATGACTCTGGCCGGCCTCTGCTGAAGGTTTCAGGTTCGATAAGCGGACTGGTCGGAACGTTCAATATCACTTCGAAGGACTCCTCGAGGCTTTACGAAGGTCTTCACAACTATGACATTTTCGATGTCGATGGGTATGATTCGGAGTCGGGTGAGTACGCTGAGGCTCAGCTGATCGTTTCAGTTAAGCACGGAGTCTCAGTCGAGCCACTATTCCTGCAGCCTCTTGGCTGACAGTCCGGCTATTCAGGAGCGGCGACAATCGTCGCTCCGGTGTATTTTATGGTTAGTCACTTTTTAAGATTGATGAGCAATGGCAGCACAAGGTTTCTTTTCAGAGCACTGGAGTGACGATAATGGTAACCCGGCAGGCGGCTGCACAAGTGGTCGGGGCTTTGTTGTGAGCTGGCAGAACGGCCCGCTAGGCCGTGGCAATGATCGCCGACCGAATGGGGCGTTTGTGGAGGATGTGATCGCAGCGGCTGAGGATCGGATTGAGTTTTATCAGTCGAGCAAGTTTGCGTGCGACTACAACGCTGAGGCGATTGACCATCTCCGAAAGGCGATCGACGCTCTACAGCGACGGACGCGAGATCGTAAAGCTAAGGGTGTTGAAGGTACGCACTCCAATTGAGTGGCTAACGTTCAAGATCATCCGCTCACGGCGGGCATCGGTCTCTTCACCACGGTTGGTTCGCCTCGCCAGCCAGAGTGTCCGGTGCCCGTCTTTTTTTAGGATAAGTTGTCATGGAAGACTTTACGATTCGCCGCCTGCCTCAGGCATCTCAGCAATTAGGTCAGCCCGAAGCCGAAACCGAGCAATCTCTCGTCGGCAAGCTTTCATCTGGTGTCGTGTCTGGCCTCGGGATGGTTGGAAACGCGTTGGACTTGCCGGGCTCTATGGTCCGCGACGCGGTCACGTGGCTTCCCGGTGGCCCAGCCGCCGCAAACCCGTTTGATCAGTTACTCTCTCCCTTGTCAGGGGAAAACCGTACAGACGGGCGGACGATGATGGAGCAGTTTGGGATGCGGCCCAACAAGGAAACAGGCTGGGTTCCACTTGAAGATCCCGGTGAGTTTGCTCGCGACGTGATTGGTTTCGGCGCTGAACTGGCTCTTGACCCTCTGGGCTGGGCGACAGGTTGGATGTCCTCTGCCGCGGGCAAGGGAGCAAAGGCAATCTCCCTCGCAGGGAAAGCTGGCCAGGCCGCGAAACCCGCTGGTCGAATCAGTCGTGCAATGTCAGCCACGGGCAAGGTTATCGACACACTCGATCCGGGGTTCAATATCGGACGGGCAGCACACAATAATCCCGCCAGTCGAGAGTTCATTCAGAAATACGGCGGCAAGATGCGTGACGGGCTGGGCAGTCGCATTGACAAAGCCCTCGGTGGTGCTCGTGCTGCGAACAAATGGGCGGATAATGTTGACCCAACGGATGGTAAAATCAAGCGGTCAGGGTCAGCTGCTGTCCGCGGCGCGAACCGAGCATTCACGGCGGCCAAGGTTGCCAAGGTCAAGGTCGGCGAGCGGTTGACGGAGGCGTTCGACAAAAGGGCCAACAGCGCTGTGAATGCCCCCGTCCAAGAGGGTGCTATCGCAGCGTCTCGCATTGAGAAATCCATCATGAACGAGTTCGGTGGTGAGTATTACCACGCGTTCGATGAAATCCGGGAGCTATCCAAGGATACTCCAGTGGACGAGCTGGAAGGCTGGATGGACAGGTTCTCAAAGACGATGCGAACCACGATGGAATCTAAACTGGATGTCAATGCTAAAAACTTCCCAGACATGCCTGAGTCGATGCACCTCCCATTGCAGCGGATAAAGACGTTCATGAATGAGAAGCTCCAGGTGTACGCCAAGCAGAACAACATGAACCTTTCTGTGCTGCAGGACGAAATGGTCGACCATCTTCATCGACAGATGATGACGCCTGTGAAAAACTGGATCAGTCGGAACGATCCCGGTTCAGTTGGTGGCTCTGGTGCTCGACCAATGGGTGTCACAAACTCACAGGTTCATGGCAAGCGATCCCAGATGCTAAAAGACGGGGAAACGAATGCGTTCAATGATGTGACTTCTGATCCGCAAGCTCACGCCTTGGCTGACCAAGCGCATGCAGTGAAGGATGACCCCAAGGCATTTGCAGAACTGATGACAAAGGTTCGTGACCGCATAGAGGAGGTTGCTGGTGGCCGCATTCTTCGGGATGCAAAAGCCATGGACAAGGGTGAGCAGAATTTCAAAATGTTGAATGATGCTGGCGTCCCCGAGCTTCGAACGGGTGCTGCGCTTAACAAACTGAATTACGACCCACGCATCCAGGTCGGCGATACGGTTCAGTGGACGGTGAATGGCCAGTGGTTTTGGGCGAATGGTCGCAAGATTCAGGAAATCATTACCAATCATGGCGTGAATGAAATCCCTCCGATGGCGAAATTCTTTGACGAAGCCACGCAGGGTGAAAGCTACGCTCCGATGGATCAACTGAGTCACTGGGACGACGCCACAAAAAACACGGCAGATGCGAGTAAGACTCGCCGAGTTGAGCAGTCGACGCGTCCCGTGCTGGACGCTACCGGCACGCCCAAGGTCGACGTAGATGGCAATGTTGTGATGGAGGATTACACAAAAACCCTCACTCACCAAATGGACGATCGTTTCCAGCAACTGGCTGACCACATCTACAACCGGCCAATCTACAAGGAAACGGGAGGAATCTTCACTAACCCGTTTCACTCCATGCAGACCGGTGTCCGTGCGTTCGCCGTCGCTGTCCGGAATTCCGCAGCGACAACACACGTCCTGAAAAATGGTTTTGGTTCTGGAGACGCATTTGGGAAAGGCATTTTACAGATGCCTTCTGAGGTTCGTGGCCATGCGATGACATTGGACAAACTGTTTGATATGAGTTCGTTCACAGCCATGGATCGGCGTGCCGTCTATGACGAAATGCTTTCGAGCAATCCTGATCTCGTAAAGGCGATGGACGATTTAGGGCCGGAGGATATCCTGAAAACCAATGAGGATGATGAGTTTTTGGACCTCGAAGCAATCCATGACTACATGGGCACAATCCGGATTGACCCCGAGATTGCTGAGGACATGAATCGCGCGTGGGAATTCAAGGCAACCGCAGACTCACCTGGTGTGGCTGGGTCGGTCGAGAACGCCTTCCGCTCATTCACCGCGATGTTCAAGACTGGCGTGTTGACCCATCAGGCTAGGTACATTCGCGACGGCGTGACTGGTCAGATCCAGAATATGACTCACGGGATTTTCTCGTACGATTCCATGAAGTCGATGTTTAACGTCCTGTTCAATCGATCAGACGAAGGGCTGCTGCAATTTGACGAAGTCACGGAATTTATGAGACAGCGAGGGATGGATGCGACCGGCGAGAACGCAACCAAGGCTGTTCGTCAGATGTATTCTGCACGACACGGGCACTCATCGTCAATTTATCACGACGTTGACAATCTCGACACCAGCGTGGATGCAGCGAGAGATTTCGCGTCAATCACTGACACTCTGCCTGGAAACCCCAAGATCAATGGCGTTGGTGATCTTATCAAGGAACTCTTCGCGACGGCCATGGGGAGACGCGGCGGGGATTTCAACCCGCTTAACATTGCAGGTGTCAATCGCCGCAGGGAGACCACCCTTGCTCCTGTTCAGGCCGGTAATCTTATTGGTAAATACTTCGACGACTCCAACCGACTGGTGGGATTCATTGAGTCCATGCGGCAGGGGAAGTCGGCCGATGAGGCGATGGCGATCGTGGACAGGGTTCAGTTGAACTATGACCCTCGCACGTTTACGCCCACCGAGCAGGCCTTGAAACGATTCTTTCCGTTTTACTCGTTCTTCTCACGTGAGGCGAAGTATCTAAGCAATGAACTGTGGACAAACCCGGCTGGCCGGCTGGGAAAACTGATCCGTTTGCAACGACATGGCAGCGAATCATCACAGGACGAATTCCTGCCGGAACATGTGAGAAGTAAAATGGCGATTCCCCTCGGGGACTCCAATGATGGTGGCCGGACCTTCCTGACGGGAATGGGACTGATGCACGAGGACGTGCTCTCCGATATCGCGGGTGGCTTGGCTGATCCGCAGCAGGGCATGCGATCGGCTTTAAGCATGATGAATCCGCTCATAAAAGGCTTTGCTGAATTTGGTCTTGGCCGGTCATCATTCCAGGGTGGCCCAATGGGTGGGCGAGACCTAGATGACATGGACCCAGTTCTGGGGAGGATAGCAACACAGTTGGGACTTAAAGACGAAGCTCCCGGTGGTGGTGTGTCTCCCTTGTTTGGCTCGAGGGCTCTGGAGTTTGCGGCCTCCAACAGCCCGATATCTCGAATCTTGAGCACGGTTAAGAACCTGGGGGACACCAGGAAGACATACGCTCAGAATGCGCTCAGGTTCATGAGTGGTGTACAGATCACGACAGTTTCCCCCGAACAGGCACGGTATGGACTCCGCGCACTCGGAAACAAGATCGCTCGTGATGCTGGTGCTCGCTCATTCGAAACCTTTTCGATCGCTGATGAATTAGCTGAGGACGTGAAGTCGCGGACTCCTGAGAAATACGAGAAAGTGAAGGCCACTAAAGATCTTCGAGACCTTTGGAATCGTGAGTCTCGCATTGAGCGAAAGAGCGCGGGCAACATGCTTGACGTCGACGACGCCACGCTCGAACAGTACGGGGTGAAGACGGACCAAGATGGATTCAAGAAGTTGACCAACTCCCAAGCCGAGCGACACCAGGAATGGATCGACTCTGGCAGGGATGTCGGCACGCCCGAATGGGCGCGGGAGGTGTTCACGATTCGTCGCAAGAAGAAAACGGAATGACCAAGTCTTGCGAGATTAAACCACTTCCCCTTCCTCTAGTTGTCGCATTCTCTGAAACGTTACTGTGTCAATTGTGCGACCGTCAAGCCCGTCAGCCACGTCGAACGATCGCACCTCGACGACTTCTGTTTCCCCGTAGGCCGAACGACGGCTTTCAACAGGGCAGTAGGTCGCCAGCAGGTCGTATCGATCGAATAGGAACAGCGGGTCATGGTCGGTCTCTCCAACGCCCATGCCCCACACGATTTTCGCGATATCGACGTACATGGTTTTGTACGGGATGGAGCCCAGTGCCCGTGAGATCCCACGAAAGAACACGTGGAAATCTCCGTGTGTGAGTGGTTCAGTCATGACTCTCCTTTAGTTGATCATTAAGTTTGCAATTTCTGAGAATAGTTCGCAACCGAAATCCTCCTCAATGCTTTTCATGTCGACAAGCCCACGAGCCGCTATCGCCACGTCGCTAATGTCGAGTGACTCACGGTTGCCTTTTTTCGCGATCGCAATTGATCGACTCGTTAGGTCGTTGCGGAACGCTTCGACTAGTTGATCAATTTGTAGATCCGTGCGTGTCTTTTCGAGATCAGTCATATTGCCCGTTCCTTGAAAACCCGGAGCCGATCCCGGAAACGGCAAAGGTGTTACTCTATTGCATAGGCAGTGATGGTTTCCCACCGTGCCCCGTCGCCGTTTGCGGCCACTACGTATCTGGTGGGGACCGCAAAGGCGGAAACCTTGGCAAGTGCCCTGTCGCCTTTTTTGGCCACTACGTATCTGGTGTCCATGCCGTCGAATGTCGATCCCACCGACTGTGGGGATAGCTCCCACCGATCGCCACCGTCAGGGATTAGCTGATAGGCTGCGTCGTCATCCTGCACGGCGTAGATCTCGCAGTCCTCAGTGATGATCGTGAGTACGATCGTCTTGCAGGCCATCTCGTCGATGACAGTGATTGCGTCTCGTGTCTGTCTGATTTGTCGTACTTGTGTCATTGTTTCATTTCCCTTGTGTGTGGTTCAAAACCCCGGAGCCTATCCCGGTGGAGGCGAGCTGGTGCTAGTCTACAAAAACCGCCCGTACAGTGTCGGTCATCTCGCTCTCGGTACACCAGACGGTTCCGGAGTCCTCCGAATTGAGTAGATGCCACGCATCGTGACCCGTTGTGTCAGTGTCCCCGCACTCAACTAGCGCGGCACGGGCGTGTGCAGGCCCGTCAGCAAATCCCGGAATGTTTTGGATCGCCGCCCAGCCGTTCTCCGACACAACGACGTGGCCGTGTCGCTCCATGGCTGCCGACACGCTGGGCATCGTCTCGCGGAACGAGGCCCAAAACAAAGTGGCGTTGTTTTCGTAGTCTGCTTCGATTTTGTAATACATAGTCTCAATCCTTGTTGGCCGTCTCACTGGCCAGTTGAAAAATCCCGGAGCCTATCCCGGATGAAGGCGGAGCGTGTTACTCAGGACACACGTCATCCGAGGCAAGCAAGTCGTCGAACTGCTGCTCTCCAAGGTTCAGGGATTTTGCAGCGTCCGTGAAGTCGTCACCGACGTACAGTGGGTCACGGCAACCTCGTGTGTAAGTGGTGTATGTCGGGGTTCCAACGCTATCAACCTCGACTGCATCTTCGCCGCTGGACAGTTCGTGTCGTGTCTTCATAGTATCGTCTCCGTTGTATCTGACAGGAATGCTTTTCGGGTAGGTGGGAGAAAACTGACGCACTCACCGGTCAGAAAATAGTGCATCTCTTGCCAGACGCTGAAATTGTTATCGTGTTGTCCGGACTCAACCTCGTCAGCGTACAGGAGAGAGTTTTGTAAACTGGAATCTTTTTCGGATTCCGAAACATGTATTCCATAGTCGCCACAGACGCGAATGGCTTTTGCGTTCTTGCGTGTCCATTGTGCGACGTGTTGACGTGCCCGTTTTAGATCGTGTCGTGTCTTCATAGTCTTTCCCCCGTTTGTGGCCGTCTCACTGGCCGGTGAACTCCAATACCATCCCGCACCATCGCAGGACTCTGGCCACTCCCTTACAGGAATGGCCAGTGTCGTGCGATGATTAGATGGTTTCCGCTGGAAGACTTGCAATGCAGTCGTCAGCCAGGCTCACGGGGAATGACAATCGATCGGCGACATTTCTGATCGCCAACGGGGCCTCGCTGATGTCGTCGATCACTTTCCCGCCACGGCGTTCGACTTCGTTTCGAAACGAGGTTTCTTTAATCCCGTAGACCAAGCATCGCCCGTCTTCGTGCTGCCTTACGAACAGTTTCCATTTTCGGTTTGCTTGGAACTCATACTCGCCGTCCCAAGACTTAGCTCCTGCCACGATCGGCCAATCATCTTTTTCAATCTGAACTGGTGGTCTGTCGGTCAGTGTGATTGTGAATTTACTCATATCGTTCTCCGTGTTGGTGATAAACTCGTCACCGCCGAGTTGCTGCAGGTCGCAGCCTGTTACCCATTACGCTTCCGCCAGTTCCGCCAGTTCCATCATGAGCACCTCATTGCTCTCGCCGGCCAAGAATTCGCCAGCTTCGACCATGCTCAGCATCGCTCTTAAATTGCATTCTGTTGCGTCCGCGGCCTCGAGATAGGCCTCGAAATTTGCGCCGCCGAGTTCTTCTTTCTCAGCAATTGCCATTGCCCACTTCGCAAAGTGAAGCCTGTAGTCCGTACCGCTCAGTTTGAAATTCACGCAGCGACTCTCCAGAGCCCCGGAATCTTCATCGTCAAACAATCCCTTTTGCTTTCCGTGCCCTTGGGTGGTGAAGATCCAGACGACGTGGTCTGCGATCGGCACAGCACCACCGATGATTTCCAGCATCAGTGTGACGCAGTCCGTTCGCATCTTGTGGACTTCATTGATGACGTAGGCTTTCCCTGGCTTTCTCCCCATGAGAAGTTGCCCTTGGTGCTTTGACCACTCCTGAATCATCTTGGGAGTGACGGCGGTGGCGTTGACCTCGACGATGTTTTCCGAATCGCAAACGTCTTGTGAAATCAGGAACCCGGAAACCGATTTCCCAATGCCTGACGTTCCGCTAATCAGGAACGCTCGGCCTCCCAAGCTTCCGCTCTTGTTCATTCGCTTGATCGCCAGCTTGAGCTTGCTGTGTCCGATCAGTTGCCCCCATGTTTGTGGTCGGTACTTCTGAAACAATGACGCCATGTTGTCCTCCAGTTCGGTTTCAAATCTCTACTCTACTTTTGCTTTCCCTTCTGCGTTACCCGCTACCCGCATGTCACGATCCACGTAAAGGCCAATGCGATAATCAGTAATCCACAGGCGTCGATAACGCCCCACAGGAAACATTTCATGTTCACTCCATTGAAAGTAAGAAATCCACCTCGATGAACGTCCCACACTGCGGGACGCTCGACGTGAAGGATTCTATTGGTGTTGCGGCGCAAGCATTCCGTATCCGCCCCAGTCCTGAGTGATCCCCGAGTCACAAATCATCTCAGCGACCACGGGGTTCGGAATACAGCCATGTCGGCTGTTGTGTCCGCCAATCTCCGCTGTGTTATCGATCTTGATCGCAGCACCCCGAGGGTCTCCGTTAATAAAAACGCAACCCTTCAGTTTGGGCATTGCGTCTTCAATGCTGGATATTGTGTTCTTGCATCGATTCTCGTATCGTGTCTGGCCTCCTTTGGTTCGCCCTTCGTTGCAGGAGTGCACGTTCATTCGCTCCAACGCCTTTTCCTCTTTGGCGAGCCATGACACGAAGGAAACGTCGCCGTACACCTCAAGTCCCAAGAAGTGGTATGGCTCCAGAAGCGTTTTGGAGTTCTTGCGGATTTTCTCGTGATTCATCGTGTGTCCTCCAGTTCGGTTCAGTTTCAAATCTCTACTCACTCTTTTGCTTCTGCTTCTGCGTTACCCGTGCCCCCACTCGCGCATTAAAAAAGACTCGCCACCGCAATGGTGACGAGTCTCCCAAACCGTGGTGAGAACACACCACAACGTTTCATCCTATTCTTTGATCGTGCAATCCGCAAGGTCGTCTTTGATTTTCATCTTCATCTCCATCTCACCAGGCTTGTGACTGGTTCCCACAATGGGAAGCCGCATTACACCGGGTTGCCCCGGCTCACTCTGCGTTTACAGTTCAGCCGATCGATCGCGGTTTTTGATTGCTTCTCGGACAGACTTGGGCAACTCTTCGATTTCATCACACTCAGTGCGTGACTGGCTGATCAGCCAATCGATCGCGGCGTTTTCAGGGATTATGGAGTATGATTCCGTTGTTCCCTGATATTGGCTCCACCAGTGGAGTACCCAGTTGCCACCTTTGGTGAAGTACAGTGTTTCGTGGTTCCACTGACTTCCTGTTGCATCGCTGATGTGGTTGTTGCCGTCCCACGTCGTTTTTTCGTTAAATTCGATGGACTTGTCACGGTCAAACCATTTGCTTGAGTCGTCGGTCATGGTCGTTCTTTTCATCGTGTGTTCCTCAGTTAGGTTTCAGTTTCAAATCTCTACTCACTCTTTTGCTTCTGCTTCTGCGTTATCCGTGCGATTAGCGGGTCAGTTCGGTTTGCGACGCGTTGTGTAATCGCGGTGGTTAATTTGCATTGTGTCGTTCTCCACCAAGCGTAATTGCCTGAAGTGATGCCCGGTTTCCCAGACACCACATCGGGCAATTCCCGTTACGAAATTTTCTTTGATGCCCAGTACGCCATGAATTTCTCGCCGAGAAGATTGGCCCCGTAGTCCGACATCTCCCAGTCAGAATTCGGCATGTCACGAATTACGGATTTCAGGTGATCCACGCTGCCATATCGTGATGAACGGCATCCCTGAACGCAGGCAATCGATGCAATAATTCCATCATCATCTGCGTACATCTTCCATTTTGACGCATGCTGTCCCACGTAATGTGGGTATTTCGTCGTGTTGTAATACTCATTGTCATCTGCATTGATCATGGTGTTGTCCTCAATGGTTTGGTTGGCTGGTCTACTCTATACTCTACTTTTGGTTCTGCTTCTGCGTTACCCGCTTGCGTGTGTCAGAAATGCAGCGGAACTCGACAGCGGGGAATTCCTTGCGGAAGAATTCCAGATCGCGATGACCTAGTGCTGATCGCCTACGCAGGGTTCTGTGAACTAGACGCGATGGCATGGCACGGCAGAACACATAGTGCCATTCATTGGCTGGCAATTTATCTCCATTGCGGAAATGGAAATCCACATCACTTTCTGCTCGGGCTTGTAATCGAAGCATCTCGTTCTCCACCAAGCGTAATTGCCTGAAGTGATGCCCGGTTTCCCAGACAACACATCGGATAATTAGGGTCTCTCAAGCGATTCACGATTCACTCTCAACCACGAGCGGGTTGCCCCACTCGATCTCTGTGATTCCACATTCTTTCGCGACCCGCCGGATGGTCGTCGCAGTTTGCGTCATGTCGAATCGCCGGAGTACGTCACTTGGAATCATCACTTCGTGTTCCTTGCACAACGCATACCCACTAAGAACATCGCCGATCCACACTGGCCGTATCACCCCAGTCCGTCCCCGCTTCACAGGAACGTCTGAACACACGCTTTTCGATTTCAAGCTCACACTATTTCCTCCTGTTGTTTTCGTAACACGTAATCGGCAGCGATCGGCTCTCCCGAGAACCAACCCTTTTCTGCGAGGAAGTCTCTCGCTAGTTCCTCACATTCTTCATCGTCCAATCGAACGTCCAGATAACTGTGAACCGCTACGAACATCGGCTCGAATCCCCATTTCCATCCCACGAGCACCGAGGGATACTTAAACCCTTTCCGTTCTCGAGACGGCAATGAATCGTCACCGCCCTCACGAATCACAGCATGCTGGTCATCTCCCAGCCGTCGACCACACAGTGCATCGTCCACCACGTAGCTCACGTATTCCTTCGCATCGTCGTACGTCAACGTCATTTTCTCGCCTTTCCATAGAGTTTCAGTCGTCGCCCGGCAGGCTGAAGCAGGCCGAGCAATCGTCGAATGATTCGCATGAGATTGTCTTTCATGTGGGTCAATTCGATACCAGCCGAACGTCGACTGGTCTACTTAATCTTTTGCTTTCCCTTCTGCGTTATCCGTGCGACGTGTGAAATACACGTCCTACTCGTGGCAGCAATCCACAACACCCAAAAGTCCCAACCGTCTCGCCACACGTTTCGCTGCAGCCATCGCCTCAGCCTTCGAACCATACGCAACCGTCTCCCAGTGCGGTCGTTTGCTGTTTGCGTCAGTAAGCTTACTCGGTCCCATCATCGTATAGGGCTTCTGGCTGCTGAATCGGCTGCTGTGAATACTCACGAAGTCAAAGCACCAATCGGGCATCCCACCTTGCCCACGCAATCGCTCCACATTGGCCCACCATGCTCCCACGCTGCCAACGAAACCAACAAACCCCTTCGGATTACCCACGACCCGCACATCATTAACAATCACACTCATCGTTCGTTCCCCTATGTGAAAACCCCGGAGCCCAACCCGGAAAAGGGCGGATCAGACTACTCGCACTCAACCAACGCGGTGCGGCCAAGGCCGTCGGTGAATCTCGGAATTCGCTGGATCGCCACCCAACCAGCCTCGGAGACGATGACATTGCCGTGTCGTTCGAGGGCTTCCGACACGCAGGGCATTGCCTCGCGGAACAGGCCCCAGAAAAGTTCAACGTTGTTTGTGTTGTCTTTTGTGATCTTTTTCATTTTCGTTTCCTTGTTGGCCGTCTCACTGGCCAGTTGAAAAATCCCGGAGCCTATCCCGGATGAAGGCGGAAGGTGTTGTCTACTCTACTTTTGCATTCCCTCCTGCGTTACCCGCACTGCACACGGGAGCACCAACAGCACCCAGCAGTTCGGTCCACACGTCGTGCGGCATGTCATCCTCCTCGTAAACACGAAAAACACGAACGTAGAAAGGTGTCGCGCCTTCTACCATTGGGGGGTTCTGTTCAGTTCCCCTGCGGCGTCGAAAATTATCACCAAAAATCAGCAAATCAGGCTGGATTTTGGTGTCGAGATCCCGATAAGGTTCAGACGTCCGGTGATTTTGCCGGACGCAAACCCAAACCCGTTTAAGGACCACTACAATGCTAACTGAACAGCAAATCGACCTTGTTAACAACACTTTTGGATCCGCTGCTGCGTTATCTGCGCATCACCATCACGACAGACGTCAGCATGCGTGGGTGATCCTGTTGAGTCGGTCGACCAGCTGGGATAATCCAAGCCGGCTGAGATCACAAGCCCGCAACGCACTGCTCGAGGCGACCCGGACGATCGCAAAACAGGCTGGTTTCGACCGACGATCGACGCTCTCCGCGCTGCAGTGGCAAGCAATACCGGACGATCACGCAATCAGCCTCACAGACGTTGTAATTGCTGACGATACATCCCACTGGCTGCTATCGGACTGCAGACGATCGCTCACCGACGATCCAGAGCTGCTGGGGGGACGCGCCAAATTGTTGGTTCGGATTCGAGCGATTAAAACCGTTCGGCGCTATCGCAAATCGCAGCCGTTGGACTACCCGCAAATCCGCAGCATGGCAACCGCGATTGCTGCGCAAGAGCACTGCGCACCAACCGCTGAAACGGCGCGAGATGCGTATCTGGATGCCGCGTTTGATATATTGGGCGGCATGTCATCTCTGCAGTAACACTCACTCACAAACCACAAACCACAAACCACAATCCACACAGGACAACACTACAATGACCACAATGACACCAACCACCACACCAAAAGACCAGCAAATTACCAGCCTGCAGGCGATCCTGAGAGATCCCACAAAGCGCGCCGAGCTACTATCGGACGAAGACAAATGCGCCAAACTGTGTGAGGCCGATCATTTGCGGCCGATTATCGAGGCCGCAATAATGGAAGATGACGAACTAGGATCTGCAATCGCAAACGCAAAATCAGCGCAGCCCGATCCACCTGCGGAGATTGTCGTTCCGGACGCGGACGAAAAACGAGAGCGAAAGGCAGCTAAAAAGGCAGCTAAAAAGGCAGCTAAAAAGGCAGCAAAAAAGGCAGCTATTGAGTCTGCAGCTGTTGAGCTCGCACCGACACCAAAACCGACACCAAAACCAGCA